AACCATCATTGACACCGCTTTGGAACTATCCATACCTCTAGATACAGCTTCTTCTAATACTTGAACTAATGAGCTACTTGGGTCTGCAGAACCTGATGCTGCTAAAGCACCAAATCTACGCATCGTTTCTTCCATAGGACCGTAACCAGCTTTTTCTAAGTTACGAGCTATACCAATTTGACCTGTGTTAAATACTGAACCTTGATTTGATAATCCTTGACCAACCATGCTGGCAGCTTGCATAGGATCTACGCCAAGAGCTTTCATTTGGTTTAAGAAGTCATTGCTCATCATTGCGTTCATCATTGATTCTCTTCGGCCGCCAGCAAATCTTGTTGCACCTACAGCGCCTTGACTGTAATCGAAATATGATTGTCTGAACGCGCTAGGAATCGCGAGGATTTGTCTCTGCGCTTCTAAAGCAGAAACATATGCATTTACATTGGTTTGACCAGCAGTTACTCCCTGAGCCAAATCTGAGATCTGAGTAGCTGTATTAAAAGCGCCTTCAGCACCAATAATTAAAGCCTTACCAGTAGAAGATATTGTTCCTCCACCCATTTTGCCTAATGAAGCGCCTTCAGCAACTTCTAATCCTGCACGCGCTCCAGCATCTAATGCAGTAGCAGCCGCACCAAGACCTTGAACTACTTGTTGAGTTGTCTTTTTGCCTGATGCGAAGTCAGCAGCATTTTGAAATGCTCCAGTTCCAAGAAGAGCTAGAGATGCCATGTCTCCACCAAGCGCAGCTCTCAATGTGGTATATTGCTGATTCTGTTGAGCAGCAATTTGCCCTCTATTGCTCAAAGCTTGAATTGGTTGATTTATGAACGCCTGTTGACCAAAGTTAACACCAGCAGAAATTGCTCCACCGGCTGCAACAATGTTTCTCCAAACGCTACCGCCGCCACCAGCAGATGCAACAGCTTTTTCTTGTTTCTCTAATGTTTCGAGTTTATTAGCTATATCACCTGCTTGTTTATTGAAATCTTCTAATGCCATTCCGCCTTTAGAAAATTCATCTTTCAAGTCAGTTAAAGCTCTTGCGGTTTCTAATATCTTTTCATTTAATTCTTTTAAACTAGGAAGTTCTCCAGCTGCCGCTGCTCTTCTAAAACCTTCTGTTTCTAATCTAGAAGAAGCTCGATTAGCAGCGCCATTGATATCCATGAATTGACTTTGAGGATCAAGACCCATTTGTCTTGCTAACTGCATTCCTCTACGTGCAACACCGATTTGACTTTCTTGTTGAGTTAAAGTGGCGCCAAGTTTTCTTAAATCAGATTCAGAAGCTCCAGCATGTGCAGCTTCTCTTAAACCAGCTGCTGCTTCACGCGCACTTCTGGCAGCTGCAGCAGCTTGTCTTTCAAAATCACTGTACGAAGTTGAACCTACAGCTCTTGCTGCGATATCCATTGTTCCAGAAGAACTGAAGGCTTCGTTGATACGACTTGTTTGTGCTCTACTTCCAGTGAATTGACCGATTTGAGATGTTAACGTGTTGTAACCACGAGTTCTAGCAATCTCAACTTCTTGCTCAAATCTTTGAGAAACAAACTGACGACGCTCTAAGGCTTCTGCATATTCATCTCTGTTTTGATTGATGGCAGCTCTTAGATCTGGATCTCCAGGACGTCTAGCGAGACCTTCTTGGAACACGTCTGACATCTGACGAAGGTTTTTTAATTTACTCTTGATCTCTCGTCCTTCTAAACGAAGACGTTGAGCAGCAACTGAGTTAACTTCAGTAGACTGTCTTACGCGAGAAAAAATCTCGTCCATCGATGCGGCAGCACCAATCTGGTTGTACCTACCGCCTGCCTTGTTTACATCATCAGCCATTACTCAAAATCCTCTTTAATGTCTTCACCGAAATCGTCGCCAAAGATTTCTTTAGCGGCTTCTATTTCTTTGCGCATTACTTCTTCCATCCAAGACTTGTTATCTGGATCTTCTGCAGGATTTGCTTCAGGTGCTTTGGCTTCTTGTTGCTTACGTAAAGCCTCCAACTCTCTTCGCTCTTCTTGCTCTGCCCAATCTAAGTTTTCCTGTACGCGCTTATCTTCTATTCTATCAGCATCTTCATCAACGCGAGTTTCAGCTGCCTTTTCGCGCTCGATTCTATCAAAGAATTCATATAAGAGTTCTTCTAAAGTGTAGGATTGTAATAGGGGATCTTTATAAGGTCTACTGTAGGTTTTACACCACCAGTTATGTAGAAATAGCAAAAGCTGACGCTCGTTATCAAGCTCAGCATTTGCGTTATATTTAGCAATAGTTCTTATGGCATCAACTAGAGTTAAGTTGCTGGTTCTGTTTTCTGAACTGCTGTCTCTGCCTTTGTTTTTAGGCTCTCGCGCCATTTAGACTCCTGCTCCATTACTTTATCGTAAAGTGCAACAAGGGCATCTTCATCAAGGATATCAAATCCACCCTTGCTTTGTTTCCACCACTCTGGGGCATCAACAATGCGCACTCTCAGGTTGGCTAAAACAACAGCGAGACCAAAAAGACCATCAGTAGGATTTTGAAAGTCAGCCATTAGTCTAGTTTTTTCAATTTCTAATGCATGCTTTCTAGCCATGTTAAGCATACAAACAACTGTAAACTGACCATCATACTTTTTATTAGTTGTGGCACCAGTGTAATCAAAATCAAATACAGCTTCGTTTTTAGGAAGATCCATACGTCTCCTTTATAAGACTTTTATAAATTATACCTAGGAAAACGTTGTTATACTACGCTGCTGCCGCCAAAACCACGGTTAATTGCATCAAAAACAACACCGTTACTTGGAAGCGCTATTGCACCTGATTTCTTGGCAGAATCATTTTGGTCATGGTTGATAGGGAAAGATGGCTCTCTTTCGTCTTTCCAGCCAATAGCTTTAAAACTTAGAGTCATAGTTGAAAGCTGCTCAACTTTCACTTCTTCAACTCTACTAGTTATCATAGCTTTGCTAGTAAAGAACAATAGAGCGTTTGTTGCAGAGTCTCTAACTTCTATCTGAATATATTTGTGAAACAAAAAAGAACCTATATTGGCTTGCATGAACTCTGCAGATGGTCCTTGTCCTGGAACATGTAGTGCTGAGATAGTTCCTTCAACAGCAACTCTTGTTGGAACTATTTCTGCTGGAAGATAATCATCAATAGTCATTATCTCTTGACCAGTTGTGTTTATTCTCCAACTGATTCCAAAAGCAAAGCCAATCAATCTACCGTTAACTCTTAAAACGCAACGCGCCCCAGATGAGTATTTAGCAGTAGGCTTAGTACTAAAAATACCCGCACCTTGAGACGATACGTTATCTAGTAGTCTTTCTTGAAATTCTCCACCAGAACTTAAAGGGCCATTATCAATTTTATTGTTTGCCATAAAAGTCCTTTACGAGAATTGTTGTCCTTGGCCACTGAAACCAGCTAAGAAACTATCTTCGTCTACATAGATGGCTCTGAAAGAATATCTCTCTACCGCTGGTGCAGTTTTACCTGCTATGCTAAAATCAGCTCTAGTTATTCTACAATCTCTTATCCTTGCTACACCATGTAAGTTACCATCAGCCATCTTCTGAAAGACGTCGATGTTAAAAAAGGTAGCATTTTCAAAAGTCTCGGGATTTAATGCGTCTTGTGTTCTTCCATCGTTACCAATATTTTTAGAGACTGGATTGTCTGGGCCTAAAGCACCAACGCCGTTCCCTTTGTCACTAACGCCATTAGGCGTTGCATAACCTAATCCCCTATTGGTTTCTGCAACTCCGGCTACATATCGAATAACTGTGAAAGTTCCTGTTACTTCATATGAAAGAGGCTCCAATGAAGATGCTTCGTACATACCAAGCACTTTTGGAGCAGCGTGATTAACTTGTACTGAGTAAGAGAGGTCAGTACAGAAGGCTATAGTCTTATTATTGACCTTAACTTTTGCGTTAGCACCAGTTAAGAAAAAAGGAGCTAGTTTAGCCATCTGTACTTCCTAATTATGATAAATCTGTATCGCCAGAATTTGCAGCTGTGTAGCTGTCGTCGTCTTGCAAGATCGCGTTGAACGCAAACTGTTCTACAAGAACGCCACGCTTATTGATAGCGCCACCTTTACGGGTGAAACGGCAATCAGTAAGTCTGATAACTTTTTGTGAATCGATTGAACCTGCGTTGTCGTACTTTTGATAGATGTCAAGATCCCAAGTTTGAGAAGCTAACAGTTCAGCTGGGTTCATGTGTTGAGAAGCATTTGTTCCTGTTGGGTTGTTGAAGTTCCAGTTACCAACTCCGTTACCAGTAGCTGCTGCACCGTTCATACCTTGAGCTACAGAAGTGTAACGAATTACACTCAATGTACCATCAACAAAGTATGCAACTGGTTCATTGCTTACTACTTCATAACGACCCATCGTTTCGATAGGAATTGTTGTCATTGTGACGTTGTAAGAAACGTCTTGAGCGTACGCTAAAGTAAGGTCGCCTGCCTTAATCTTGGCGTTCGCGCCTGTAATAAATGAGGGCTTTTTACCTGCCATGTCTTATCCTTGCTAGTTCGGTTCTAGCTTACCTTGAATTTATCAGCATAATTGCTGACTTTTATATATTAACATAATTATGCTTAAAAAAGCAAAAGGCCAGATTTCTCTGGCCTTGCACCTATTATCCGAAGATGTTAGGGGTGTTATTAAGCAACGCTTTGAGCTCTTTGCAGAGTGATATCTGCAAGAACGAAGTCGATACCTTCAACAAGCTTAACAATAACACTTACGTTAATTGTATTGCCATCGATTGTAACAACAAGGTTCTTGTAACCGTTTGGAGCGTCTGTAGTTGAAACAGTGATTCCTTGTGCTAAGAAAGTAGCCAAGATAGATTCACACACTGATTTAACTTCAGTAGCTTTAACTGTATTCTTAACGCCAACGTAGATGTTCTCAAGTTGCGTACGGAAATCGTAAGCAAGAACATCAGCGGCATAAAGAACGTTACCTCTGTTGAATACCCAGTTACCGTCACGTCCGTATGTAGTGTTATCTACGACCACACGGAAACCACCAGTTTGTGGAGCTTCAAGGAAGGTAATACCAGCTTGAATAGCATCTTCAAACATTGTGTCTGGATCAAAATCAATTACGATGTCCTCTTCAGGAGTACTCATTGATTGAGCAGTTTGACGGATACCTGAGCAATTTAAGAATTTGAATGTCATTGGAGTTCCGATTGGAGAACCGCCACGAGCGCCAGCAAGTAAACATGCTAAAGCCCAAGGTTGGAACCATTTTACAACTCCACGGCTGTCAACTTGACGAACATCTTGAATAACAAGTTGTTCACGGAAGTCAGCTAATAAACCTGCTTGAACTTTACAGTTAGCATACGTATCTTTGATAGACATGTAACCTTGACGTTCAGATTTTTTCTTAGTAGTAGCCATTAAGCTTAAGTGAGTTTTCACTGCTTGATGGATACCAAGGATTGTATAGTTAGAAGCAGAATCAGTTAAGTTATCAGCGATATCAGCTGAAGCATCTCTTGAGAAAAGAGGCACTACAGAGTTTACTCTGAACTTAGTGAAACTATCTAAAGCGTTAACGATGTCTGCTGTGCTAGTAGAACCTTTTGTTCCACCAGTGAAAGCAAGTCCACCACCAAGAACTGTTGCTGCCGCATCAGGAAGACCAACTAAAGTTTGGTTAACGATTGAAGCGATAGAAGAATTCTCTAACATCTCAGTTACTTCTGAAGCATCTTTTTTAAGACGAGCAGGCTTTAAACCAGCTTCACTTAATGCACCAACATTTTGTGCACGATCTAACTTATCAGTCAATAATTGACCGTAAAGTGTAGATGTAACAGATGCAGACCATCCTGTGTTCATGGCGTTGATACCATTAACAAGATCGTTTAATGTTGGATAAGAAGTTTTATCTAAAGTGATTACACCGGCATCAGCACCACCAGCAACTGTTAAAACGATTGTGTTCGCGTTAACATCTACTTCAGCAGAGCTTGCTCCGTTATCAGAAGAGTTGAAACCTAATTCTAAAACAACGTTTCCACCTAGTGTTTCTTCTTCTTCGATTTGGTCACGAGTTTGAGCAATTGTAACTGTAGCACTTGGTTCAGCTGTTGGATCTTTACGACCAACCACGAAACCAAAAGCCGCAACACCAGTTCCCGCAAGAACTTCAAAGCTACGTCCCCAACCATTTCTGTGAAGGTTAGAACCAGTTGCTTGAGTGATAACGATTTTATCGCTACCGTTTGCAGAGAAGATTAAACCAGGGAAAGCTGCGTTTAAGTTTGAGATTAATGCAGCGCGGTTAGCAGAAGCAGCCACTGTGTATGAAACAGGAGCAGCACCGTTTATCGCGATGTTTAAGATTGTACCAAGACCAAAATCAACAGCACTTGGTGCAACAGTTACTGTACCAACGTGTTGTGCAGGAGTTTCTGCAACAAGAACGTTTTTGTATGTAACTAGGTTTCCACCAGTTCCATATTCTCTAGCTTTTAAAGTGCCATATGTATTTGCTAACGCTAAAGAGGCTTGAGTTGAGTTATTTGTTTTGTAGATATAAACAGCTTGCGCTCCTGAAGGAATCGCGCCATCAGTTGCTGGAGCAAAAAGAAACGCAGCAGCGTCTACAATTGGACCAGAACGGTATTTAGCACGAATTTGAGGAATTTGTTCAGGACTGAACACATTGTTCTTAATATCTACTTCATTAGCACCTGGTGTTCCAGCGTCCGCTTCACCGAAGATCGCAACAATACCTGTTGGACTTAAAGGAAAACCTCCACCAAGATCTATGTCGACCTTAGAGTAGGCACCTGGCTTGTAAATTGTAGCACCATTAAAACTGACGTTGATTGCCATCTTTAGGGCCTCCTAATAAATAAAGTTCATAATAATTATAACACGCTCGCTGAGTTAATTAACTCAACTTCACTCCGTACTTTTCAAGGGCTGCATCGTACTTCTTAACAGTTTCTTTGTTGGTAAGACCGCGACCCATAAAATCTGCACGAATAATTTCTTTCATATGTTTACTTGGTATCATGTTGGCTCTCATGGCATACCAAGCATCGAACAACACTAGTTGTTCTTCTTGTCCTGGAGTTTCTTGTTCAGCAGCTTTCTTTAAAGCTTCTTCACGGGCCTTCTTCTCCATTTCCTTGATCTGTTTTTGTAATAACTTTTTATCACTTGCCATTGTAAGCTCCTTGTACCATTGTATCTTAGGGCATCAGCTAATTATACTAAGTCCTCATCGTCCGGATCACCTACACGCCCAAAGTGTAAGTCTAGCTCAGTATCATTGACTATAGTTTTATTTTCATCTACCCAAGCATTTTGAGTAGTACACTTAAATCTAACTCTACGTGTCCAAATGTTCTCATCTTGATATCTGTCATTTCTTACATAGTCAGACGCCCCAAATGTATGGATCTGGCACCCCAGTCTTTCCATGGTTCTCTTTTCTTTAAACATAATGTAAGACAAGATGTAATACATCCATAAAACATAGTCACTTTGCTTACTAGCTATAAGATCTATGTCTACTATGACATTACTTACACCTACGCCCACAGTGTTGTTGTCTTCTTCACCGTAGAAGTCGCCTATAGCTGCCTTATTTTCATCCTCATTATCTTGAGACAATGTTACACAAAAACAAGGAACTCTATCTCTGTTCATAGACCAACCCTGTAATACGGGTAGCTTAGTTGTATTAAACCAGTTCTTAATTTGATCAATATAAGCCTGTCCATAATCGGCATTCATCTCTGGATCCTTATAAATAGCGAATATCTCGTCAAAAGCATCAGGATTGCTTTTTAAGTTCTTGATACCAGTTTGAATAACTCTCTGTACTGCAACTTCTGCCATTATCCAAGCCATTATGTTATCTCCTCATACTGTCTTACTATACTTTGCACAACAGTCTGAATGTCATCTTCTAGCTTACGATTTAAGTCAACTAGTACGGCTGCCATGTCTCTTTCTTTTGCTGGCAATACCCACATCTCAGAAGGATTCTGCTTACTGGATGCCGTTCTAAACTCTTTAGGCCCAGAATCGTTTTCTTTATTCACCATCTGCTCTAGCTCTTTCTTCCTAGCTATAAAATCTTTAGCAGCTGCAAGGCCAGAAAACATATTTGTTGAACTTAATGGATCAGTACCAGTACTTTTGTTTGATTTTAAATTGTCTATAGCGATTTTTTGCGCTTGCTGTTGCTCTCTCTGTGCTTCAAAGATATTTTTAATTTGTTTAGATGAGTTTTTATTTCTCATCGGAATAACTTTATATAAACTTCCATCTTTTGCGCGTTTTGGGTTCTTTAACAGGTGAGGGAGCATCTGTTTCTCACCAACCGAGAAATCTACGCGGCCTGACTCAGTTACTATCTGGAATACTCCGCCAACTTCAACCGCCTTAATTTGATCAGCAAACTCAGGTACTCCGAGCTCTTGACCAATATTGGCAGCCTCATCTATGGCAGAAGTTACTAGTTCTGTTATTGCAACCGCTATATCATTAGCAGCTAACTCACACATGTAGTCAGCTTCTCGGTCATTTAAGCCCTTAAATATTAAAGTTTGTCTTAGTCGGTTGACTTCAAAGCGTGGGTTAATCATTCACTCGCGCCTTTTTGATAGCTTTCGCCTTCATGTCTTTCAGAAAATTTTCTTGATCCATACCGTTCCAATCTTGGCCGAAAATTATTCTGATTTTTCCATTAGGAGAAATTTCTATGCATGGGCGCGATAGATAACAGTAGTCGTTGTCAAGTAAATCTTCATGTCTTCCTGGATTTTGTGAATACGCTTCTACAGAAACAGGTTTCTTGTTAAGCTCATCAACTTTAGACTGAAGATCTCTTATTTTTTGTTCGATCAGTTCGATCTCGTTTCCAACGTCTCCTGTTAATTTGTTGTGCTTACCAGCTACTTCGTGAACGTAATCCTCTAGTTTATCAAACAGAGATAAAATGCGCGCTTCAACTTGTTGTAAGTCTACAGCCATACCATTTCTTATTTCTTCACGAATGTTTTCCATTTCTGAATATATATTAGAGATGTTGCTGCGCTTATAGTTTTCTATAAGCTCGTTGATTCCGCCTTCTATAGCATCATCAGCGAGAGCACCTTCATCTAATATTTGTAGTTCTTTTTCATCTTCAGGTAAATACCATTCAAATACACTCATTAATTCTGCAGTTAATGCAGGAAGTGATCTGTTGGCAAATTGATGAACAACTTTATGTCCATCTGATACTCTTCCAGAGTATACATCGTTAACGTGCTTTCTGATACTTAAAGTATACGTATCGATCTTAACGTCTTTGAAGTCTTCATCGTTCATATCTTTAACGATTTCTCGTAACATTCTGAACGCACCGTTTCCAATTAAAGAAAGTGCTTGACCATGATCTACTTCATACGTAACTTGATTAGTGCCAGAACGAATAATGTTCTTTTCTAATTGTTCATATGTCATCATGTCTTTTAAAGAAGTGCTTTTATTTAAACCCTTGCTGTCCATGTAGTTTTTAATAGCATGGCTAGCGTAGTCTCTCATTCTGTCAAAAGGAAGTTCGTGTAGATCGAAGAACTTTAGATCGTTCATCTCTCCATTGCTTTTTACCTTACCTTTGAATTCATTAACTACAAAAGACTTAGTCTCATTTCCTGCATGTTTGCCAGAATAAACTTCTAATGGATTTTTACCAACGATTCCAGCTTCTTCTCTTAGTTCACGAAGTGCGCCTTCATCAAAATCTTCATGTGGTTCTACGTGTCCACCTGGAGTAGCCCACATTCCATCATCAGTGCGACGACCCAATAGTATCTTGCCGTCTTTATCTACAACAATGCAACCAGCTCCACGACCTTTATAAAACTCGTCAAAGCTCTTACGTAAAGAAGCTTTTTTCTTTTTTCTCTCTGTTCTGTCTTGTTGTACTTTTTCTTTAGCCTTAGCGTGATGCTTTTCGCCCCACGTTCCACCAGTGTTGCTACCAGATTGATCTGGAGCGTCTTTACCTGGACTAGTGTATTTTCCAGCTACAGACTTTGGAGGAGTACCTCTTTCGTGAGATTTTGCCTTGCCATGTAGTATGGCTTGCATAAATCTCCATTGTCTTTTGCTTACTGCTTTTGGCATTAAAAGGCTCCTGATGAACTTACATTATCATTATATCTTATTAACTTACTCAAGTTATGGTTGCCCAATTTTACCTGGAGGATTAAGTAAGAAGTCTCTCTTAACAAGAACCTGCATAGGTAAACGTCTTGCATTTTTTGAGCCATTTACCATCTCTTGCGTAACCCTTAATTCTCTTAATGTTTGTACTACGTTGTATACAGGATTAGCAAAGTATGAAACTGTAAATGTATCACCTGCTTCGCGAGCGTTATTGTAGCTAAGTTCTTTTCCAGCAACCCATTCAATGTTTCCATCCACTATGTTAAAATCAATGCCGGCTTCTAGTTCGCGCAATGTGCTTCCGTTTATGGCAGCCATATATTCTACTTGTGTAACTGGATATCTAAGTCGTTGCTGATTATTACTCGTTGGCTCATATTCCTTTAATTCCCATAAGCGAACTTCATAGTCTAAAACAACCAACTTATCATAAGTATTAAAATCTGCTTCTGTGCCATCATCGTAGTTAGTTGGAAGACTTACAATAGCAGTCCCAATCTCCCATATACCTTGTCGCTCAAAAAGTTTCTCTAAAGAGTTACTCATGAACGTACCAGTTATTAACTTAGGCTCTCCATACTTCAACCATCCTGAATCGTCGCAGAACGGGCAATCAGGAGTATGTGAGTCATCATCGAGTCTATTCATGTTTGGACATGGAGTGACTTTATAGTGCATGAAGCGGATACCTCGATTTCTAAGTATCTGATCGTGATTGTCTCCGTTTAAAGCAGGATCAGGTATGTATATAGGCATCGGCGAAGGTGTGCTAGTTGGACTACTAGGAAGTGGCTGATCTGGTTTTTTGATACTCATGGACTTTTCTCCTTAAATAATTATACCATCTGTACAATTATATGAAATGAGGCCTTCCATTGCAATATAATAAACATATGAGCATGGACCGAAACGAAATCCTTCAAAGGATAATAGATGAAGATGGAAGCTGTAGTTGGGGCAACAAGAAAATTTGTGCAAAGTGTCCACTCAGTAAACTCAAACAAAGACCAGATGGTAATTACTACTCTTGTGTCGAAGCAGTTGGTGTTGACAACATGACAGAAGAAGAAGCAGACGCAAGATATAAAGAGATAGCCAAAAGGCTGTTAGTTGATGAGGCTATCGATGAGCTATTAGAAGGTAAATCTGATGAAACTCTCTGATAGTAATAAGCTAATTCTAGAAGAAATAGTCGTATTAGAAGGCAACTGTCTTAAAAGAGAGCGTTGCGAAAAATGTCCGTTTAAAATGTCATGCCTACCAGAATTCTTAAATACCGCTCCAACTAAAAATCAACGTCTCGAAATGGCTTTAGATTTGATAACCCGGGATATAATACTAGAAGATAGTGAGGATTCGCATCCGTTATGGTACACCGAAAAATCAAAATCTTAAATCATGAAATAGATATAGTAGAAGATGTTGCTATCACGGTTGATGCCGCTATAGCGACCATGTCTATGATAGAGTATTATAAAGCTTATATTGCAGCAGGAGAAGGTTATGGGCAACGGGATGAGCGATTATTGGAAACAGAGAATCATGGCAGAGAAGGAATCTATAGTAATAGATGATTGTGCTGTCGCCGTAGCCAAGATGCTAGGCTGCTACGAATCCTTCTTGAAAAATAAGAGTGTGTTTTCAAGTACAGCAACATTGATGACCTTACAAGCCCTCTTAAGCACTGCAGAAGATATGCACGGAAGACCAGATACAATAATGGGTTCTTCAGATTTCATTAAAACATTAACCAGAATATGCAGCAAAAATGAACAGCAGTAACATAAGAGACGCTTTAGACTGTACCAACGATGTTCATCTAGATAGCTCTTTCGCAGGTCTGTTTTATATCGTTAGTAGAATATACGCTGTACCAGAAGAAAAACTTCCTGCAAAAGCAAAGGTTGTTCTTGTCGATACAGCTTACGCTCTGTTTAGTATAGGTCTTCTTAAGTATGTCAAGAAACCAGAAGATGTAGACTTCTTTAAGCTACTCTAAATACTCTACGTGTGCCCCTGAAAGGGGCCCGGGGCTTGCGAGTCGATTTCTAAGTGGGGTTGTAAGTGACGCTAGAACAATACTACGACAAAACAAAATTCGAACAGCTGCAAGCTTGGCAAGCTATATGTGGTGCTGCAGACGCAGTTGACCGCATGGGTTTCATATCTAGAACAGAAATGGATTTAGTATATGGCTACCTTCTAGATCTTGAACCATGGATAGAGTGGTATCCAGAATATGATTCCTACTATGATCAATACAATAAGTACGAAGATGGGTACTACTACTGGGACTGGCTCGACTCTGAGCACAATGATATCTGCGCCCATTACGAGAGAAGAGATAAAGCGCGCAACCGCCACTACATAAACGTAAAGTGCAAGCGCGACGCTGGCCTCACCTCATACAAGAACAAAAACTATAAGTTTAAAAACATCGGTACCCACAAGGGCAAAGGCCAGTACTACTAATCTACCGGGTCGCTCTCCACATTGACTTCCTGAGTGCCGAACGGTCTCCACCGTATGGTCATTATGTATTCTTGCTCGCTGGCATCCAGATGGTGCATGTCCAAGAACTTGAAATAGGGCGTGCAGTATACGCTCTCAACCTCACCTATCTGCATCACCTGGCAAACCGCTATGAAAGCATCTTTTATTGTCGTGGCCTCTTGCGGGGTCGAAACTTGAATCTTAACCGTGTGTGAGGAAGGGGACGGGTAGATGTTTATGTATGTGGGCCATAGGTTGCTGGTGAAGCTCTTACGGGTATAGATGCTCATGGCGTTTTACCTCGGCCGCTCTGAATATGTATGTGGCCGGTGTTGCCTCCGCCAAGCGAGTTACCCGTTCGGATGGTAACGAAGCCGGTGTTTGATATGTGCTTGCGGATTGGGATGTGGATGATGTTGAGATGTGTGATGTTGGGGCCATATTGGATGTCTTCAGGAATCTCAAGTTGGAAAGTATCGTTAGTGAAGCCCATGTTATATAAAGCGTATATAGCGTCAGCGATGTGTTGGGTTTCATCTTGTGTTAACGGTTTAGGAAACATGATTGTGTGATGTTGCATTTTTATATTGTACTAAAAGGGGTTCCCTAGTAAGTACCGGTACAGTTGTGCCTAATAGGTGGGGAAGGGTACGGGCTAGTGATGGGGTGGGGGCCAAATATTTAAAAGTGCTCGTATACAGAGAATTCGCGCCGGGGGTACCGCTACCGATTCGTGGGTTCCCTTTTTGCTCCGTGGCCAGCGGGTACCGATTCGATACCTTATCACTACGATACACGATGGGAGTTGTTATGGAAATGGTATTTTATATCATTATTGGACTATCTACGTTTACTGTTTGGTTTGTACACTGGTTTGACTGATTCGATTATTAAATATAACGGAGGACAAATTGAACTTATTTAAAAAAGTTTTACCACAGAACAATGGCACTGGCAACGTTAGTCTAACCTACGAAGAATGGGACAAGGTCTTCAGTGGAGAGATCATCTATCTCACTGTGACCCACGATACGGAACATAGACGTAGAAGAGTAACCGTAGAGATAACGGACAACATGCTCAACTCTGCTTGGGTTTGTGCTTGGAGAGGTTGCGTAATAATGGCTTACGCGACTCCTTAATATGCTTAAGTTATTTAAATCATTCTGGCTTTTACTGAAACGAAGCCAGATCAACAAAGGAGAGATATGCCAAGAGCAATCAAATTACCAAAGGGTTCGCGTCCACTCGGACCGTTACCACAACCAAAGAACCTCGTCCGTGCGGACTTCCACAAGAAGACGTGGATGCCAAGCGACGAATGGTTCGCGCGACAGGTCGTCCAACTCCCGCCACAACCCATACGTGGGTTAGTGATACACGTGGACTTCGTATCACGTAAGCGAGTTGCTTAGAGTTTAAGGGGAACGGCTCATGGATGAGCTGGGTGCAGTGGGCTATATGCCTACTGACACTGCTACGCCGATGCCTCATTATGATGCACGGCTCAACCGAATCGATAGTTAATCACGACGATAATGAATGTGAGTTGAATGGTTCTTTGACAACTGAATAGTTTGTAAGTTTAACTGAAACGAATAATAAACATGAGCAATGACGCTCATGATAACAAAAGGAGAAACTATGAACAAATTAACACAACGTGCCGCTGTCTACAACGCTACTAAACAAGTGTTTGAGGACGCAGGTCACGACTTCGAAGACGGTATGAACGTTGATGCGACCATCAGCGACAGCATGCGCAAGTCTATCATCGACATCGTGTGCGCCGGTTTCGCTAAAGGTGAAGTCGAGTTGAAAGACACGCCGTCTAACCGCGAAAAGCTCTCTAACCCAACTAAGTTGCGTGGGTATGTAGGTGGTCTTGTGAGCAACTGGTTTCGCAAAGACGAACGTCTTAACGGTGACACAAAGTATCAGATCAAAAATCCGGGTTCACGTGCAGGATCGACTGATCCTCAGCTGAAAGCGTTGCGTGCCTTAGCACAACAGTTCAAAGGCACACCGAAAGAGGCGATCATCAAGTCTCAAATCGAAGCACGCACGACTGCAATCCAAGCTGAGAAAGCGAGCAAAGTGACAGTCGACATCAGCGCCTTACCGCCTGAGCTTGTTGAGCAACTTGGTCTGAACAAACAGTAATGTTGAAATCGGTGGGGTTAGCAATGACCCCACCTCTTGAACATTATAAGGGAGGAATATGAGTCATTACTGTGATTGTGAGCATTGCACTATAACCAAAGCGAACAAGCGAAAAGACGCGGTCAAAGCTAAGATCTTAAAAGAAGTGGACAACCATCCTATCTGCATAGCTTTGTATGTCCTACTGTGGTCTAACACTTGGAGCAAAACTGAATCGAACAAGATAAGAGATGAGATCATAACTTACAGGAAGAAACATGGTCTGATCCCAGCTAAGAAGAACATCAGTCAGTAGGCCCCACCTACTGACACTGCTACGCCTACACTACCCACTCATACCGAATCGATGATTACACATCACCACACGGTGATACTACGGAACTCCCTAAAGAGTTGTCCGGTGGATAGGAGTGTACACCTAAAATGTCTCCCAGGAAGTAAGTTCCTAAAACAAACAAGGCGGAACCAGTCCGCAGGTGGAATACCAACCCACCATTGAATCCTACAACTAAATAGGGGCGACCGACCAGACGTGGGCGAGTCATTAAGGGAATAGCTAAAACTATTCCCTTTCTCATTTCCTAAACACTGACACTGCTACGCCCTAGGGACTAGGGGACACGCACACTATACCGAATCGATCTATACTATTGGCCAATCGCGTGGCCACATATAGACCACGACGTGAGCCGAATCGTAAGCTCGAGTGTGAGCGGTTTGATAAGTCAAAGCGTGAGCCATAATGTGAGCCGAGCCACACCCCCACCCTTTCGCACACATTTGGGCTTGTGGAAACATGTGATTTCAATGGCTTACACCACTTACCACACTCAAAACACGAGTGATTCACGGTGAGGCACTAGAGGTGCTTTGGTGGGGTTTGATGGGGTCTGGAAGAGTATAGATAGAGATATGCCTAGGTATATGTCTATTGCGCTTAGGTATAGCCTCTATTTAGTGATTCTCCCTCTCCCCTTATGCTGTACTGAATCGACATGTTTGTTGAATAGGAGGGATTCTATATGATTAGTAAACAACTTAGTAATTTGTCTGTTTTGTCGAATTGCTTCTTGTATGAAGGAAAAGTATACGAGAGGTTATTTAAAGACGCTGATGATAGAGCGAGATTAAGGAAGAAGTATCCTAAGTATGGCTTCAAGCATAAGTATCGATTTTTTATGAGCAGCGATGACTATGACTACGTAACAGATAAGAAGCTTGTTCGTAAGCTGAATAAGTTTATGCAAGACGAGAGTAAGTGGCTCAAAACATATGTGAAATGGCTTCAACATGGGTAGTAGTAGCATCATGAATACATGCTTTTATTGTAAGGCGCAATGGGGTAAGTGTAAGTGCACAGAGGGTGATGAAGTGCTATTTGTAAGTTGGAGCGGAACCAATATCACCAATCCTGGGGTCTCTGAGTGTGGTCGCTTCTATGTTAACCCTTTACATCACTACGGAACAAAATTCACTGAATGGTTGTCTTATTGTGTGCACTCTGGTAATAAGCATAAATTTGCTCAACCTTTTATTGAAAGGAGATTCTTATGATATCGAAGGATTGGACTTTAAATTTTGAGGTTAATGGGTTAAAGGTGAAAGCTCATATTCCACCATATGTCTGGATGTATAGGCAAGGTGCTATTGAAGAGGTCTGCGTGGTGGATGAGAGAGGCTGTGAGTTGCGAGTTAATACTAAACTAAACATGAACACTAACGATCCGGCTGAACTTGAGGCATTGGTTTCTGCTCATACCTATCCTACAAGTGTATGTAAGACATGTAATAGTCCTATGCTTGCACATAGCAGCCACTATCGTACTCCTAATGAGTGCGAGACTTGCTGTAAAGAACGCATAAGTGCAGAGTTTAATAAACTAAATGAAAGAGAGCGCTTCAAAGATAAAGTAAGAGATACAGCACATAAAGCTCAAGGTTATAAGTTTAAGGCAATAATGAATGTGCATCCTGTTAGTGGTGATGATTTTCAACTCGTTCAATACTCATTTGAGAAACCATCACATAAAGACATAAAAGCTGTACTTATTGACAACAAATCTACTGTGTTCGATGACTATCGAATAGATGTTTTATAGGAGGAAACATGAATTCAAGCATAAATCAAGATCTTAGAAAACTTATAGTTGAACAAATGGCTAAATTTGAAGCAGATTTAAGTAGCGATACTCCTTGGAAAGAATGGTATCGTGATAATCACATGAGATTCACCAACATGACTGATAAAGAGCTCATCGAGCACGCTGACCTGCATTTTGTCGGCAATATAGCTGACGAGTTTGATAAAAAAATCGAAGAAGCAAAAGTTGAAATGGCTTTTGAGGAAGTAGTTCTTAACGCTAAACCGCCTATGTCAAGAGATGAGGCGATGGCTGTGTTAGGGTTCTTCATTGGTCGCATTGGTGGAGGTTATCACACAGATAATCAGCTAAAGGACTATATAAATGGTGCCACGCGCCTACCCACATTCTCCAAAGATGAACTTGATAGATACCAGCCATTACATGATGAGATGTTTAAGGTGTTAGGTAACGATTCTTATGTTATGGGTTTGACGATATTTGATAAGGCATTAGGTATCAAATGAGAACAACATCAAAAGAATTAGATAGATTAGCTCGTAATTTTAGAAAAGCGATGGCTATCGAAGCTAAGAATAGAATGAAGTGCAAAAAGCACAAAAAGGGTAATAAGGTCTTATCAGAGAGATGTCCATGGGTTAGATACAAAGATCTTCCTAAAGAACTTAAAAATAAGCCTATTGGCAAGATTTTTAAGAATAAAGATGGCTTTGATACTAAGATTACAGTGTTTCATTGGTGTAACGAATGTGAACACCATGTTGGTAGTTTAAAGAAATGTCAATCGTGTGGCAATAAGGATTTAATAAAGGTTTATGACTGGCATACATGTCGTTATTATGCAAACAGTTGTCCAGTAAATCGCTGGGGTTGTTCTATTCATTACAGAACTGTATCGTGTCCACCAACATGCACATGCGATAGGTGTTATTAGGAGTAATTGTGGCAAAAATAGATGACCATGAACAATATAATGACACATTAAATGCAGCAATAGATAAACTAAGAGCTGAAGAGAATTTTGAACCATACGCATTAGAGAATTGCTGCGAAGATGGTGGATGGAGCTACGATACTTGTATCAGAGTGTTGAATTGCTTAAGTATAGAAGAAACAATGAATGTGTACGACTTCGTATTTAACGATGAAATGCATTTCACTGATGAATGGCGAAAAGCATTAAAAGACACGATTGATCACTATCATGTTGAAAAAGCTATCTTTGGGGAGTAATTATGAAGCATAAAATAGTTATAGAGTTTGAAACAGATGACATTTTAAACGCAGATCAACAAAACACTATCGAATTGATGGCTAATGATGCATTCGTACAGCTTGAAACATTAAACGAAGTTGAATATGATAGCAGAGTTTCATTTAAGAACGCTAAATATACATACTCTAATGATCTTGAAGAAAAGGTCGATAAGGTCATATTGGAGGAAGAATGATATTTGCTTTATTGTTATCTATTTTTGCTCTTGCTGTGGTATCAGAAATAGTGCTTCAAAAATGGGGCATGAATGCACACTTATTATCAATAGGTGTTTCAGTTTTTATCTTATATCTTATTCTTTTAAGCTATAGGAACTAATATGAAGAAAATAACTAAAGCTTATTTAAAAAGAGAAATTGCTAAGATTAAAAAAGCTCTAACATTTGCTGAAAAACCAAAACAGAAACCGATTCGACATAAACAAACGAAGAGGGACAAATATGTATCAACTTAAAAATAGCACTATTATTAAAGCTCATAATGAACACGCAAAATCGCAAAGAAAAGAGCTAATATATACAGTGCTTTCTGTTGTTGGAACTCTCGCATTGGTTTTTGCTGCAATAAATGTATTTGTAGGTGTGTTGCAATGAAATATCCCTTATTTGTAAAAGGTAAAATTACAAATGACGTTTTTGTGAGAGGTTTCACTCATCCTCAAGGTATATACGCTCAATATTGGCATTTTGATAAGTTGCACATGTATATCAATCCAGTTACACTTGAATATAAAGAAACTAAACTTTCTTTTGAATGTTTAAGACAATTAACTTATTTATTAACATTTAAGACCTTAAAAGAAGGTCGGAGGCTTTATGAGTTTATTAAAACAGTTTGCTGGCCAATTGTTGTGGATACTTTCTTTAAGTATCGTTCAAGGTTTTATCATTTTCTTCGTGTGCTTTTATTTAGCATTCTTAATTTCATCTGGTGGCTAATTCCGCCTTTCTTAAAGAGATATAGAAAGAACATATGGTGTGGTAGGCATCAACATGTATTCTTTTGCATCTCTTACATTAAGGATTTTAGAGCTAATGCTGTATATCTAGTGTTATTTGGTTATGAGTTTTGGATAGGTGAACAAAGACCTACATTTCTCAACAAAAAACAAAATAACGATTAACTTTAACGTAATCGATATTTACACATGGAGGAAGTATGGACGCTAAACAAAGTGTGTTCTTTCAAAAAGTATACAATGTTATGCAAGAGATGGAGCAATATATATCAGACTCAGATGAGTATGTTGCCATCATGGAAGCTGTGATAGCGGAAGCGTCTCATAGAAAAGACGTGTGTATTGACTCACATATCGCATTTGAGGTAAATGGTAAAACATTTAAAAAGTTTGATGAAGTTATTAGTTGGGCTTGGAAAGAGCACAAAATTGCATATGAGCCAGAAACAGATGCTCCTCTTTCTTTAGCGGAACAACGTAAAGTATGTAAAGATTTAGACCAAATGATAAAGGAGGGATAATGTGGAAAGAGAAGATAAAAAGAGTTCGTTTGAGATCTCTGTTGCAGCACTATCGCGCTCCATTAACGAGTATAACACGATTGCAGCCGTATGTAATAGCCATATTGGTGCATGCAGCGGCTGCGCTCTTAGCAATGGGTGCAAACTAAAAGTCTTAAAGCAAGATGAAGAGAAGACAAATACGTTTGTAGTTAATAATTTAAGTCATTAGTGTAGATAGCTGTAAGTCGCCAAGTAATAGTTTGCGAAAGCTTATACTATTCAGCCGCCAAAAAACAGCTATTTACTTTTTAAAAGGAGAATGTATGTTCGTAATTGCAGCTCGTGCGCTTGAAGCACCTAAAAGAGTATATGTAAGAGATGAACAAGAGCTTAGAAAGCTTGCTCAATCATATCCTTATATCTACAGAGTTGGTACAGATCAAGTTCTGGAGATAACAACAGTTGGTTTAGAAAGTAATGTTATTGTGTGGCGAGACGTTAAGGATATTAGCGTACAAGACGCAATTAAAGATGACATTATTGATGGTGTTGAAGTCGACACTGACAAATCTTACGAAAAAACTCAATAGGGGAGAAAAATGGGTAGATCAGTAAACTATATCGGCTTCGCACGAATTGGCAACCAATTTGGTCCTGCTCAAGGTAATGGTGAATATTGCAAAACATTGCCTGCAGGTCACTATAAACTTGAGTACGATCATTACAACGACATATTGTTGTTAAACAGATTCGAGCCAAAACTCGATGACATTCTTAACATAGGAAGTAAAGAATTTAACGAAGTGTTAAATAATGCTAAGAAGTTTCTTTCTCCTGAAACAGAAGATATTTTTAAGCAAAATGGCTATTTAATGAAGCGATCATATTTCCTATATGGTCCTCCGGGAACTGGAAAATCTGTTTTGTGTACTAAGGTTTGCAATATCGCAGTTGAGAAAAAGAATGCTATTTCTGTCTATCCAGATGGTCATCAAGCGTTAGAGCGATTTGTTGAGGTAATCAACGATACAGACCCAAATCGCTTTCTTGCTATTACTCTCGAAGAGTTTGATTCTTCTTTAAGACAAGAAGGTGATCATAACTGGACAACTCTTCTTGATGGTCAGTTTCAAGCAGGAAACAGAATATTAGTTGCTTCAACTAATAATATCGGAGCTATTCCATCTCGCTTATTAAGACCCGGTCGCTTCTCTCGCCTATATGAGATTCCTGCCCTAACCGAAGAGACAAAGCGAGAGTATTTGGTACAAAAAAGTGTACCTACTGAAACAATCGAGCGAATAATGAAATACTCTGAATCTCTCACTATCGATGAGATGAAAGAGATCGTTCAGAACGTTGTAATCTTAGGTGAAGACCTTGATTCAACAGTAAAAGCTATTACTGCTGCTAAAAAGTTGGGATATGACGCTGACTAAAGAACTGCTTTTAATCATTGGTTCTCTTATAAAAAAGAGAATAGATGAATGTCAACTTGAAGAAGACGCCTTTTGGGAGATGGATAGATCAACTAGACATATATCCAGAAGGCGTTTTATGCTCCTTGAGATAAACAAGGAATGTATTGTATTGGTTTGTTTTTTTGATGAAGGTCAAGATAAATGTGCTTGGCTAAAAACTAAAGATAATTGGATTTTAGTTTACACACAGCATACAAACCATATTGGCGCTACTACTACAGGTGATTTTGTAAAGCATCTAAATGATGCATATACAGCTTTGTCTTTTGATAAAGTATTAAAGGAATAGTATGGCTTTTAATCGTAAGCATACACCAATTTATCCAAGAATTGATGAAGGTTACGTAGCGCCTGAAGGTTTCTTCATGGTGATAGAAGATTATTGTACGTATCCTTTGATGGTTGAATACTTAAACGATGGTGGCAGTAGACCAAGGTATTACCATAAGATAGATGAAAAATGGGAAGTAAGAACTGAGGTGAGTAGAAAAGATTCCAACCCTCTTGTTAGAGAACCCCTTATCACAGATGAATTTCTTAATAAGGTTTATCAGTATTTAGCTGATCAATTGGCAGAAAAGGCAATCTTCGATGAGTAGAAGAAAAAGCCAGCATCAATTAGATAACTACACTGAAGTCTTTCAAGAAAAAACAGATGACGATCATGCTATGTGGTATATAACTATTACAAGACATCTGCCAAGTAAACAAAGAACATATTTTAAACTGTGGTTTAAGAACCCAAGAGAACCTGAAAAAAGAGATAAAAGGGAACCAGATGAATATGTTTGGTATTACAGAATAAACTGGAAACAGGATAGATTAGAAAACCATACAGGCATTAAAGAAGGAAAAGACACATTTAATAGCGGATATTGGCGCACTGTTTTAGACTCAGAATCACCATTTAATTGGACTAAAGATGAAGTGATGCCTAAAATACAATCCATTCTAATGGATTATGAAATGGGCTTACATACATAATACTCTACCGATTCGATATTTAAACATAACAATAGGAGGGTTTTATGAAATTCAATAACTTTAAGTCTGCACAGCATTCGTCAAATTATAAGAACTTGCAATTGAAGAAGCTTAATAAGAAGCAACCTGTAAAGGTTTATTCTGAAGAAGAGAAGAAAGCTTTAGCTGCTCAAATGGGTGTTGGTACAGTGCCATCTCGAGTACCAGAGAAATTAGTAAAAGAAGCAAAACTTGAAGAAAACGTTGACTTATCAGTACTTGATCCTGAGTTGTTAAAACAATTAGGCGTTCAAGTTAAGTAATATGAAACACGCTGTACAAAAAGCCATGCAGAGACATGGGGTCAACATAAATATGTCTGACCTATTGTCTCTGCGCAAAAACATCGAACATTTTAAGAACATCAAAGCATGGTTCTATAAGAACGGTCATCCAACTCATACAGAGAAGTGGATTGTTAACTATAAGAATGAACTTTGGTATTTAGTTTACGACCCACGATCAAGAAAGATAGTAACTATATTAGACGATGCGCACCCTGAGATAGTGAAGAGAGTTGTAGGTATTATCAGTGGCAAATAAAGGTATGCGCTCTAAATCAAGGCATGATGGCAAATTTAGATTTGCTATAAAGAAAATGCATATTTACTATGCAACTAAAGTTAATCCTCGTTGGACTTATAAGGAACTATTGATCAGCATTTGCGAGCGATTAACTAATAAGCAGCTGTCTTGGATAATTTCAAGTAAAGATAAATACTATGAACCTATAGTTGAACATGCTAAAACAGAACTATTGGAGCGTGAACTTCTTTTAAAACCAATGATACAAGAGAATATGGTTGAGGTCTATGACCACTACGTTCTCACAAAGAAAAAAGAAGCATCTTTATTTAGAGAATTAACAAGCGGAGATAAGGTTTTCTATGAGTCAGAAGAATACACTTGAAAGACCTAAAAGAGACCCTGACTATGTTTCAGAGCGCTGTGTAGAGTATTGGTGGGCGCCTGAATGGGTTCGAGACTTAAAAGGAACTATATGTAAGATTAAGGTCGTTAAGAACGGCAACGATGCTGACCTACATATGGTATCTAAGTCTGGTAATCACTCTTACATCAAAGGAAGAATACAGAAGGCTTTTAAACAGTGGCATACAGATCGTCAGATAGACTACATTATATTAGGTGTAGACGAAGAAGAATTATGGGTCGCTGACTGGGAAAAGAAAGATGAATAGGTTTCTACCAGATGAATTAAGGCAACGCATCATTGATATAAACTGTAGTGATGATAACCTACTTGGTAGAGATTTATCTAAAGCAATATGTGAAAGATGGTCTGATGAAAAGCTAATTAAAGCTTTTGAAGAAAAGATGCATGTTTATGGTATTGCTGGTCTTACAGAACATTTAACTTATAAAACAATATATGTTCCTTTAATGGAAGATATAGCAGAATTCATGATCTTACAAGAAAAGAGAGATGTATGAGAGACATTTATGTATGGTTTTCAATAGTTTATTTTGTCTTGATACTTGGTTTTGGAGGATATCACATTTACCAGCAAAACAAAATAATTTCGTTACTTGAAAAACTAAACGAACCTTACCGAATCGAATGTTTAGATAACGAGGAGAACTGTTTATGAAAGTATTTTGCAAAATAGAAATGAAGTATGGATCTAAGATGGAGTTTTGGTGTGAAGATGAATTACAAGCTGCCACCAGAATCAAAGAGTTAAAAGAGAAGGGTGTAGAGATTATCAAGACTGATATCTCTCAACCTAAACCTGAAAATACAGACAACTTACACTAAGGAGAAACATGGACGAATATCAAGTGTATCTATCTAACGACGAGTTAAGAAATCTTTTAGACGAAGATCCTACTTTTTGGCCGGGTTATGAAGAGTGGCTTGATGATGTTCAAGCAACAGAGGAGATATTCCTTGGAGAGAACTAGAATTCTTTTAGCATTAACTAATAAAATAGTTGCTCTTGAACAAGAGCAGCAAATTTATGATTTCCATAGTAAGCCTTGGTGTCTAATAGATGACGAAATTACTCAAACCAAGAAAACTATTCAAGATGTCATGAACTCTAAATGTCCTTTAATAAGGGGTTAATATGATTTGGAAAGCTAAAACACCTAACTATTGGGTTTCTACAGATCAAGGCGAATTACAGACACAGGTTATATTTATAGCCGATAAAGGTTATGCCGCTTGGCGAGTTCAAGATAACGGCAAGACAGTTGAAAAAGGTAGAGCAGATAGTATATTAACTGGTATGAACATTTCTTGTACAGCACTTTTAAAGTATAAAGCTAATAAAAATAAGATAGATGCAAAGCTATCTAAAGTAGAACACGAAGACTTTGTTGGCTTACCTGAGTTTATCTCGACCGAATCGAATTTTTAACAACGGGTGGTTGTGTCTAAAATGATTTAGTCCACCACTTGAAAAACAAAAACATTCTCTAAAGGAGGGAATATGAAACAAAGAGATGCAGTTTATGCTGCGGTAACAACTGTCCTTAAGGACGCCGGTAAACAGTTCGAAGACGGTATGAATGTACTGGAGTCGATCACAGATTCTGAGCGTGATGCAGTTCATGCAATCATCGTTCAGGGTTTTAAAGCCGGAAAGATTTCGTTAGAACAAACGGAGTCAAACAAAAAGAAAATGGCTTCAGACTCTGAAATGAACAAGTACGTTTCAGGTCTTATCAGCAACTGGTTTCGCAAAGACGAACGTCTTAACGGTGACACAAAGTATCAGATCAAAAATCCGGGTTCACGTGCAGGATCTTCTGATCCTCAGTTGAAAGCTCTTCGTCAGTTGTACACTCAGTTCAAAGGTACACCTAAAGAAGCTATCTTGAAAACTCAAATCGAAGCTCGTTCTTCAGCTTTACAAGCTGAAAAAGCGAAGCAAGTTAAAGTTGACATCTCAGCACTTCCTGCTGAGTTAGTTGCTCAACTTGGCTTAGATAAAGAGTAATCAATAATCAAAGCAAAGAGTTTCTCCTAAGGCGGACTAATAGTCCGCCTTTTTTCTTTATTGCTAAACTGAATCGACATTTAATGAACGAGGGGGTCTTATGATTTTACTCACTATGTTGTTAATACCTACGCTTGTAGCGTTTGGGTTTTTTATATTTGGTGGTAAAAAGGTCACATTGTGGGAATTCTTTGGACAGATGGTTGTTCAAGCAATCTTCATGTCTCTAATTGTTTTTGGAATGTCGCGAATGAATACAAGTGACGTAGAGATAATCAGTGGAGTTGTGACCAATAAGATAAAAGATAGAGTATCCTGTCGACACTCGTACTCATGTAATTGTAGAGAGATATGTAGTGGTTCTGGTAATAATAGATCTTGCTATACTCATTGCGATACTTGTTATGAGCATAGCTATGATATAGATTGGGATGTTCATACTACCATTGGTACTTTTTCTATAGATACTATAGATCGTCAAGGATTACAAGAACCTCCAAGGTGGACTGCTGTAAGGATAGGTGAACCAGTAGCTACAACTCATTGGTATGAGAACTATATTAAGGGTTCACCTGATAGTTTATTCAGGCATCAAGGTCTCGTAGAGAAATATGCTAAAGTACTTCCTAAATATCCATCAAACGTGTACGACTATTGGCATGTAGATAGACTTGTTACTGTAGGTGTATCGTTACCTGATGCGAAGCTGTGGAACCAAGAACTGCAGCGAATCAATGGGTTTATAGGACCACGTAAGAAAGCTAACATAGTAGTCGTTGTTGTTAAGAATCAGCCGAGTGATTACTTCAAAGCACTTGAACAGCATTGGATTGGTTCTAAGAAGAATGACATTGTCGCTGTAATCAGTGTTGATGATTCGTATAATGTGCAGTGGGCAGAAACAATGGCGTGGACAAAAGATAAGATGGTTGAGGTCGTTGTATCAGATCATATAAGAAGGATAGGTAAACTTGACAGAGAGCAGATATTAGATAATATCGCTAAGTCTGTTGATGCCTACTACGTCAGAAAACCAATGAAAGAGTTCGAGTACTTAAAATCCTCTGTTACTCCTACGTTTGGACAGTGGATGTTTGCAATGGTGTTTGGCTTTATACTAAGCGTTGGCTTAGGTATATTTATGATTAAAAACGATATAGATGACGAAGATCGTCATAGAAAGGTTTGGTACTAATGGGAACAGGATTAAAGGTAACACTTGGAGTGTTAGGAATGATTGTACTCTTGCTCGTTGTGGGAGTAACATCAGTGATAGGTATTAACAACGATTGCGTAACACAGGAGTCTGGTATTGTTGCGCAATATAAGCAGAACCAGAATAACTATGATAACTACATCAAGAAGCTAAAAGAGACTGCGCAAGTCCCTGACATGTACACAGAAGATCTTAAGAAGCTTTATAAAGAAGCAATCACAGGTCGTTATGGTGCTGAAGGTTCTAAAGCTATGTTTCAGTTCTTAAAAGAACAAAATCCTACCTTAGATGCATCGCTGTACACAAAGATTCAGCAGATCATCGAGTCAGGGCGTAACAGCTTTGAAGCAGATCAAAAGACTTTATTAGACAAGAAGAGGGTGTATGAGTTAACACTTAAGCAGTTCCCTTCTAATCTAATCACAGGTGTACTCGGTTTTCCTAAGATCGACTTAGCTAAGTATGATATCGTTACTTCGCAAGAAACAGAAGATGCTTTTGAGAAGAAGAAAGCAGATCCTGTTAATCTAAGAGATAATAAATAACTGGAAGGTTCAGCGCGTAGCACCGATACGGCACAAGCGGGTTCTCGAGCAGGTTATTGTAGGCAGACTTCGGTCTGCCTTTTTTATTTCAGTTGCGCCCACCACGCAGCTGACACTGCTACGCCGGCGCCGCTTACCGCCAATCGCTGTACCGATACGATTGTTGTCTATGATGAGAGAACGTAAACTAAAGGGAACAGGTACGATACGCTTGATCGTTGTTAAGCACAACGATATGAATTATGGTGGAATATATCGCAACACTAACCCTGACACGATCACTATTATTAGTGCCACGTTCTTTCCACATGGCTTCATATGTCACAAGACTTGGAACGATGAGGTATCGAGACCTGAGTATACAGAGGATATGATTCGTGAAGAATCAGAGGTTGTTGCTTCTCATTTAGAAGATCAACCAAATGGATTCTACGAGATAATAGCGGGTCTAGGTTATACGTCTTGGAGAACCTCATATGAATATGAAGAATATGAGCATGAGTGGGATTTACTTGATCCTAAGATTCAAAGCATTAAGTATGAACATGCAGTTAAGTTAGATCAATATGATGTTATACGCGGTGAAACAATTGACTTAATGACAAGACAAACTCTTCATAAAGAACAAAGACCTGATTACGCTGATACTGCAATTAACCAGTTCATGTCTCGTAAGGAGATTAAAGCCAGACATGCTTTTGTTCTTACAAAGCTTTATGACAACTACACATCAACTAGACTATATGAATATACAAGGATGACAGAGAAAGAACTAGATGATTACATACATATGTCTATGCTTACTATGGACTCTGAATCCATGATGAGCGATTTACAGGAGAAAAGACATAAACTGGCGTTAATAGTAGATGAGGATGTTAATCACTGTGAAGAATTAAGGCATAGCTTAATGGACCAAGAAGACGAATAACTTAACCGATACGACATATGTATAGAGGTACGGATGACTGAGGAAAAAATTAAGTCTATATTGCGTTCTTTTGGTTATACTGAATCACATCCTGATTTCTATCGTTTATTAGGGTTAATTAAACTCATAGTAATGGAGCAGATAGATGAGAACTTATGAAGTTTTAATAAATCATACTGGAGACCCAGACGATTGGGAACCTACAGGTCAGACTCTTACAGAAGAAGAAGCATTAGAACAGATGGATGAGCATCCTTTCGGCACTGATCATGATGAAGAGCAAGGCGTTATCTGTTTATTTAATCAGTTTGGGCAAGACTTTATTCAATTGAGGTCAAATGATAAACAAGAAGAAATTGTATATCACTAATAGCTCTTTTAGAGAGGTTTCTTTTTCCAAGAAGTGGAAAAGGATAGGCAATGGCGCATACGCGACATACTACAAAATATCTCCTAGAAGAGGAATAAAGATATTTGCTTATACTTATAAGCATGTTCATATTGAAGAAGTAATTCCAGCAGCATATCAAGAATTTAAGTTGCTTAAAGCTGCATGTAAGAGTGGTCATAGTCCAAAACCTTATGAGATAGTTGTTGTAAAAGGTTTAGGGCAAGACCATATTGGTATCGTTATGCAACATATTGACGGCAAAAGAGTGTCTGATCTTAAATGGGAAGTTACTTCAGCGTTTCAGAAAAAGATTAGACTTTCTATAGAAGACTTTTTAAGAGATATGATGCGAACTTGCAACGTGTATCATGGCGACTTACATACTGGCAACATGATTGCAAAAGTAAAAAAGGGAAAGATTTCAAAGGTTTATGCTGTAGATTTCTCTCCTTGTAGTAGTGGTTTTATCAACAGATAGGGTGGTATATGTTTGATTTTTTAAAAAGGTTTCGTTCTAATAAGAAAAGTGATGCCGTTCAATCTGTTGTTCAGCCGCGTCGTGCATTTGACCGTGAAGCAAGAATACACCTCAGAGAAAATATATCAATGTTTCTAAGCCAGCAAAATGTGTTGCCTAAATTTAGCGTTGGAAAAAGAGTTCTCATCAATATCTCCAAAGGTCCTCAAAGGGGGAACTGGACTCTTTTAGCAGACGATTGGAAGGGTAAAGTAGTAACAGGTGAAATAACTCAGGTTCTTCTTGATACATCATATCTAGAAGAACTTTTAAATGAAAACACTTTCCTTAAATCACCTCAGGGAACTAGAGAGACACTTTTACAACAAGTAGATAACAATAATTATCCATACTTATTGCATTACTGTGATTGGAGTTATAAAATTAAGTTCGATGATGAAGATATGCAAGTTAATTGGCCTGTAAATGAGTATTGGCTTATAGGTGGTTTTGACGATAAAAAGCTTAAAGAATTTAAGCGTTTACAAAAAAGAATTGACGATTTGCAACTTAAGATGCTTGATTGTGAAGCAACAAAGAGTACTCTCTTTGACGAAATTTTTAAGAAAGAAGATAAATAAGGTATAATTAAAATTGTAGACCGGCAGAGAGTTGGTCGAAACAACATATAGAAAGGTATTCTATGGATTACAATTACTGTGTCATTATTGGGCGCTTTCAGCCACCACATCTATCTCACTTCTCAATGTTTAAGCAAGGTTTAAAAGAGGCAAAACACTTAATTGTTGTTTTAGGTTCTGCTAAATCTTCTCCAAACACAAGAAACCCATTCTCTTTTGAGCATCGAGTCCATATGATTAAGCTTGGTATGTCTCAAGAAGAGATACAGAGAACTACGTTTGTTCCTGCTCGTGACTATCATTACAATGAAGACCATTGGATCACTGAAGTTCAACAAAGAGTTAACTCTATCACAAACGGAGATGTCTCTGTTTGCCAAATAGGTTCATATAAAGATTCGTCTTCGTATTATGTTAAACTATTTCCACAGTGGGATTTCATTCCTGCTGTATCCAACGTATCTCTAAATGCTACAGACCTTAGAACAGAGATGTTCTCGATACCATACAAAAAAACGTGGAGCGACTTCGGTAACCAAGCCTCATTTGAACCTGATGATATTAAGCAAGTGCAAGACTATCTTAGCCACAATACTTTAAATGGCGTTGTTGCGTTTTTAACGCAGTTTATGTCTTCGCAGCAATATCTTAATCTAAGAGAAGAATATGATTACATCCAGAAATACAAAGCCGACTGGTCCCACGTACCTTTTCCTGTTACTTTTAATACTGTTGATTCTGTTGTTGTCCAATCCGGGCACATCCTTTTAGTAAAGAGAAAACACAATCCCGGCAAAGGACTATGGGCACTTCCCGGTGGCTTTCTTAAGAAAGATGAGCGTCTTCAGGCCGGTGCAATCAGGGAACTAAGAGAAGAAACTGGTATCAAAGTTCATGCTAGTGAGTTACATAAACATGTTGTAGCAGAGAAGACCTTTGATTACCCTAATCGCTCACTAAGGGGAAGAACTATTACAACTGCTTTTTATGTTAAGCTTCCTCATGGTGAACTGCCTGAGGTTAAAGGCGCAGATGATGCTGAGAAAGCACAATGGGTTCCTCTAATGGATATAGCTTCTATGGAAGCAGATTTCTTTGAAGACCATTGGCATATAATTCACTATTTTGTAAATGCAGGTCGATAATTTAAACTAAACGTAGACGGGTAGGTAACTCGTCGAAACCAAAGGAGACAAATATGTCTGAATCGCAAAAGTTTACACACCCGCTTCTCTTCAACAAAGAGGGCGAATTGACACCATATAAAACTGAAGTAGAGATGCTTAAGGCATTAACTGCTCTATTGTCAGCAGAGAAAACTCTGAATGACATGCAGAATAACCTTCTGTTCAACACAGATAGTTATAAACCATCGCACTGGCTACAGTATCCGCCTAATACTACCTACACTCAATCTTATCTTGAGTCTCGTGGCGGTAAATATGGTCGAACTGTTATGTTTGGTCTACAGCCTATTCTAACTTTGTTAGAAAAAGGAATAACTAAAGAGAACGTTGAGCAAGCTGCTCAGTTTTACCAACTACATGGTGAACCTTTCAATAAAGAAGGTTGGATGTATATAGTTGAGAAACACGGTGGAAAACTTCCTCTTAAGATTCGTGCTGTACCTGAAGGCATGGTTGTTCCAACTGGTAATGTTTTAATGACATGTGAAAACACTGATCCTAACTGTTACTGGTTAACTTCTTACTTCGAAACAATGTTGATGCGCGTATGGTACCCAATCACAGTAGCCACTCAATCATGGCACTGTAAGCAAATCATCAAACAGTTCCTTGATGAAACTGCAGATGATACAGCAGCAGAGATTCTCTTTAAGTTACATGACTTCGGTTCTCGCGGTGTTTCATCTCGTGAATCTGCTGCTATCGGTGGTGCTGCCCATTTAGTTAACTTTATGGGTTCAGATACAGTTGACGGCGTTGTGTTTGCTAATAATCATTACAATTGCGGAATGGCTGGCTTCTCTATTCCTGCTGCAGAACATAGTACAATCACTACTTACGGCCGTGATAAAGAGGTTGATGCTTATCGTAACATGTTAAAGCAGTTTGCGAAACCTGGAGCGCTTGTTGCTGTAGTGTCTGATTCTTATGATATTTACAACGCAGTAGGTAATATCTGGGGTAAACAACTTAAAGATGAGGTTATTGCATCAGGTGCCACCGTTATTATTCGCCCTGACTCCGGTAAACCATCTGAGGTGGTTCTTAAATGTCTACAACTTCTTGATGAAAACTTCGGTACAACTTATAATCGCAAAGGATTCAAGGTATTGAACTACGTTCGCGTTATTCAAGGTGACGGCATCAATGAAGATAGTATCCGCGAAATCTTACAGGTTGCTAAGAATGCTGGCTATTCTGCATCAAACATCGCGTTTGGTATGGGTGGAGCGTTATTGCAGCAAGTAAACCGCGATACACAGCGCTTTGCGTATAAATGCTCTTGGGCTAAGATCGATGGTAAAGATGTTGAGGTCTTTAAAGATCCAGTTACTGACCCAGGAAAAACTTCTAAGAAAGGTAAGCTTGACTTAGTTCGCCGTACAGCTGATGGTAAACTTGTCACTGTGAGTGGAAGTGAACAGTTTGGTTCTATCATGCGAACTGTTTTCCTTAACGGTAAAGTGATTACGAAATACACCCTTGATCAAGTGCGCAAACTCGCTGAAGAAGGGTAACAGAATCGATTTCTCGCATACGTGGAGGTTCGCGTATGCGAGAATGCTCAAAATGTCAAGCTGAATACAATCCTGAAGAACGTAGAGGTAAGCCTGGTTTAATTACAGAATGTAACGATTGCGCTGAGGATCATGTTACTAAGTATACAGGCAATATGATTTATGACCACAAGACATCAGCAACAATTCAGATAAATACTGATCCATCATTGACCGCTTATATCAACAACTCTACTAAACTGAGGAATAAAGGTTCTAATTTAGGCAATAACCTAAAAGTTTCTGGTGCCGTAAAGGGCGAAGGTCGTTGTCTAATGACCGCTGGTGGAAAAATAAACGCGAAAGGCAAACTGTGAAAGCTAATATGTTGAATGTAGAGCACGCATGCGCTCTGCTAATAGAGATAGCACAACTAGAAAAGAACAGACAAGATTTGTACTTAGAAAGATCAGAGCATATAAAGGCTAAATTGACAGGTAAAGCTGATATATGTGAAGAACTAATAGAAAATACTAAGGTCTTATTAGCTTTAAAGAAAGACAACCTTAGAACTCTTGAGCGTAATTTAGATCTTGAAATAGAGTATGGTTGGGTAAATGGAACCAATGTTGCTATGAAAATATGGCAGCTTAACGGTAGAAAACCACCAATCGAACTTGTTAAAAGTCATCAAGAAGTTAAAGAAAAAGCAGAAAATTTTATATCTGATTGTATCTTGGGAGCATACGACTCAACCGATACGACGTAATAATATGAAAAGATTATTATTGTCCATAGTCATTTTCTTAATTAGCAGACAATCGTTTGCTAAAGATCCTTATTCCACTTTATTAGATGCTTGTCTGAAAGATTCTAGAGTGGAATTCTGCAATAATATGAACAACATGAAAGACACTACACAAAAAGCAGCAGAGAGATATCTGTTAAGTGTAGGCTTATATAATGCAAGTGTGTTTGTTGGTTCATTTATACAGGCATCTCTAAACCAAAGAGTAGAAATACGTGACAATTCAAGAATATCCTATCTTGGCAATCAAAGAGCATTGATATTAAGGCCAGATCAAGTGCTTATAGTTATAACTTGGCCAATAGATTAGAGGAAGCAATGAGAAAAATCATATTTTTATTACTGTTGTTGCTATCTTCTCAAGCTGAAGGTAAGAAGATAATTGTTGCAGTTATAGATACTGGCTTCGATATGACTAGTGAATGGTCAAATGCATCCGCTAACGGCTTAACTAAGCCAAAGGTTTGCAAGATGGGGCATTATGATTTTGAGAACAAGACACCAAAGATAAAAGATATAAATGGCCACGGTACTCATATCGCGGGTTTAATAGCTCAAAACAACGAGAACACTGATTATTGTATGGTTTTTTATAACTACTATGGATCTGGTGACACTTTAGAAGCTAGCTTAAAGGCATATAGACGCGCAATAGATATAAGAGTAGATATAATAAACTATTCTGGTGGTGGCGAAGAGTATTCTGCTAGAGAATGCGCTTTAATGAAAGAAGCTCTTGATGCTGGAATAGTGGTAGTTGCTGCCGCTGGTAATGAAGGCAAGAACCTCGATGAAAACCCATACTATCCAGCGCTATGTGATCCACGTATCATAGTCGTAGCCAACACATATCCCGATGGTTCACTTGCACCAAGTTCTAACTATAGCTTAAAGGATCATAAAGTACAGAAAGTACATGGTACTAATGTAATGAGCCTAGGTCTTAAAGATACATACTCTATTATGACTGGTACTTCACAATCTACAGCTAAGATGACGTCTAAAATCTTGAACGAGATGAGTAAAATAGATTATGAGACGCAAAAGGTTTGTACGTTTAATTACGTCGGCATAATGAAATGTACAAAAACAACGAAAAAAGTAAAATTTAATGCCGATAAGTATAGGTAATTATGTTCAAGGTTGATGATGTATTGAGAATGAAGAAAACTGCTCTTGAGAGAGATTTGCAAAATATAAACAGTGAAACTACGGTTTATAAAAATTTATTTAAAGTTGCAGAGCAATATACTTTTAAAGTGATTGCTATAAACTTAAATGGCTATATCTTGCAAAGAAACGATGGGCGTGAGTTTGAATCTGCCAACACGTTAGCTCATGATTCTTTTGAATTAGTGGAGAACACAAACCAAATCGATAAATAAGTACGATAATCATAGGAGGGGACATGGGTATCGCTACAATTATAGCAACGATTTTTACGTTGCTGGTTATTTTTCAGATTAAGCACTTTGTCGCGGACTTTTTATTGCAAGTGCCGATTAAATACATGTTAGGAAAGTTTAAGTCTGGCTGGGACTTTGTTCTTCCGTTGGCTGCGCACTGTGCAGTTCATGGATACCTTACTCTCATTATATGTTTATATTACGATAAGAGCTACTGGTGGCTTGCTGTAGTTGACTTCGTAGTTCATTTCCTTGTAGATAGATTAAAGGCAGGACCTAAGTATTTTGGACGCTTTAAGTCTCTATCTGCAAATGAGATGATTCCTTTGATTCAAAAGCATAAAGCCGGTTTATTAAGTATTGAAGATAAAAAGTTAATCAGAGACAATGGGATTTACTATATAACATTAGGTTTAGATCAAATGTTACATAGCTTAACTCATTACTTCATCATATATATGCTAGTTCAAAGCATGAACGAGTTTGTTGTTTTTACTAATTTTGCTCTTGGCGTGATGTTTTTGCCACTGATAGTTATTGCTAAAATATTTTGGTTATTTTGGTTCTTCTTTGCGGTCTACAGGTTCGTCAAGATGAGATTGAGTATCAACTAATGGTTCTAAATTATCGTAGCGGAGCATCTTATGTTTGAGTGCGAGTGTATGTTTATTTGGATGTATCAGTTCTATATCGAACTCTGTGAACCCACAAGTGGGACATTTGAACCAAAAGACTAACTCTTGGTGTTGCTGGAGCAGAACGATTTTACATATAGAGCAGTTTTTGTGCATTTATTTATTATCTCATAAGGGGGATATATGTTTTCAAAAAAGTTTGCAAGTCGCCTAATGTTTATTATGATTTGCTTCTTGCTCCTAAGAGCGGCTTTTTACTTATTTAACGCACAACCAGTTCAAGCTCTATTTGATATGGTTTTAGGTTTATATTTCGCTAATAGCTCAGATATTTCTAATATAAAAGAGCGTTTAAACGTTTTAGAGAACGGTGAAGACGATGAAGAAGGCACTTAGCTTAATCGTTCCCATAATGGCACTATGTTACCAAATATTCTTGTGGAATGTTAAAATACCTGCACCGAGACGAGGTATACATCCAGAGGTACAGCAATACGTTGATCGTTTTGTGAAGTTAGCAAAAGATGTAGGTAATAAAGATTACAAGCATTTTATGTTAAATATCGATATAGCTGATTCTATTAAGGACAGCTTTAATGGAGTTGTAACTAGTGATGACGTTGTTGGTTGGTGTAAGCCATATATCTATCCGCTGCAGATTATGATTCAATCTGAGCAGTGGAGAACATCCTCTGATATGCAGAGGGAGCAACTAATGTTTCATGAGTTGGGGCATTGTTTATTGCGAAGACAGCATGATGAAACAACGTCTCCTAATGGAACACCAATGTCTATAATGTATCCATTCTTAGTTCCAGAGCACACTTATGAGACCTTTAGAGATGAGTACATTAAAGAACTTTTTGGAGTCAAGAAATGAACTGGAAAGAACTCTTTGAGATAAAAGAAGAAACAGATCTGTATGTCGATCTAGCATGGAATAGTCCAAATAGAACTCCATATCATTTAGTGAATAAACTTTCTGGTGAAGTTGTTGCTAAATATAAAGATCATGTTTATGCTGTAAAACAGGCTAAAAGAAAGTACAGAAGGTTGATCAAGAAAACAGAAAAGATAATTTTAGAGTAAATTGACTGCGGACGTTAATCGTGCACTTTCTATCTAAGAATTAGGTAGATGGTGTGGGAGCTGCTTGCAACGCCTTTATGGCGCTCTGGATAAAGTGTGTAACGGTCGAAACAGTCTTAGGTAGATCGTAGGAAGCGATTCAAGAATACTTTCTATCTATAAGATGACGGTGAATCGTGGCTCTACAGCTCTGTGCACGAGGGCTGTAGAGCTTATTCCTAATTATAAATTATAAGGAGCAACATGAGAACAAAGGTATTTATTGAAACATTTAAAGGTCATGAGTTATTTGCTATCTACGAAGTAGACGATAATGATAATAAGTTAAAGCAAACTCCTGTTATTAGTTTTGGCGGCACAAAAGCAAGTCTTATAGTTAATCACATTGATTCACTAAAGCAATTTGCTGACAAGCGTGCCAAGAATGTAGTTAAAGCAAACATCGACATCAACAAGCTTTCTCCTGAAGAACAGCAGGCGCTTGAGTCTTTAATGTCAAAGGCGACCAACACATGATATTTGCACTGCTGCTTGCATTAGTAGGTATTGCTTTGTTGATATTTGGTATCTTCTTCTCTTCTGTCAATAAAGATACTTCTAACGAAGACGTTCAGAGAAAGATGGCCAATGATCTTAAGCGACAAACAGAAATCTTAGAAAGAAATAGAATGGAGTCATACTCTAGATCTAGTCATTTTAAGGATTAACGTGAAGATAAAGCTAACTCAACTATATAGAATAATTGATAAAATGAGGTCAGAATGTGACCATTATTCTACATATAATAAGGATTTAGTTGTTGATTTGTCTATCGTTGAAGAAGATCTTAAAGATAACTTTGTCGATGCTTTCATTATTAAAGCAGAATATGTTGATACTAATCAAGCATCACATCAAGTTACTTTAGAGGTCTTTAATAATCAAGACTCAGAGCCAAAGATGACTCACACAAAATCTTATTACGTGAAGCCTACTTAATTTTACCGGGAGCAGTAGTGATACCAGTATGCGCGGCAGGACTGCCGGCAGTTGCAACAGGAATACCAGGAGTTACTTCAGCGTTTGTTTGGATTTCATCGACTATATCCATAGCAACATCTGATATTGCGTCTGCGATGCGAGACCACATCTCTTTTGATACTCCACCGTACTCTGCAGTAGCACCTACTTCTGGAAAGTTTCTAGCTAAACTAGCCTCAATTCGTTTCTTGAATTTCGCCTTCATTGCAGCAGATTGTAATGGCATTGTAAAATCTCCTTAAAGGATTATACCCATGTTACCACCAAATATAAGACAACAAGTTATCGATGTTCTGGTTCAGAACGAATCTAATTTTTTACGCCAAAATACATATGACGGCACAATTGAAACCTTGATGAGAAATGGTTTTAAGGGCTACGCTGCATTCACTGATGAGCAGTTAGTTGCTACATTAAAGGCGAAGTCTAGTCAAAATAATAGTTGGGATTGTACGGCTATGTTAAATCAATTAGCAGATTTTATAATCTTAGGACAACTATGAAGATAGAGCTTTATACAGATGGTAGCGGTACGTCAATGGGAAGTCCTGGTGGTTGGGCTTTTGTTGTTATAGTGGATGGTGTTAAGGTTCATGAATCGTCTGGTTCTGAAGAAAACGCTACTAATAACACTATGGAACTCACTGCAGCACTTAAAGGTTTAGAGTACATAAACAGCAATGCGCAGTATAAAAGCGCAGATATAACTTTAATAAGTGATAGTCAATTGGTTTTAAATTTTGCAAAGGGTACATGGGAATGCAAGAAGTTGCATCTTGCGTTATTGGCTGCTAAATTAAATACATTATTTAAAACCTTGAATGCAAAAGATCAATGGGTCAAGGGTCATTCTGGCAATGAATATAATGAGCTATGTGATAAACTAGCTGGTGAAGCTAGAGAAAGTCTTATAAAAAATGGATGATGTAGAGTTTGAGAAGCAGCGTTTATATGTAATGAAAAACTGCATAGAGGCTATGCACTTAATGGGACTGTCTGATACAGAAGATGCTTCAAAAGCAATCAACGTTTTAACATATGAATTTGTTAAGAGTGAATATAAGCGCGCCATGCAATATATATGTGACGCGCTTACAAAAAACTTTAATCAAATTTCACAGACTCCGGCGACACAGGCTAATGTCTTAGATCCCTCAGTGTTATCCTCAAGCTCATAATAGCTCAACTCTGAATAATTTATTTTTGGCATCTTAGAAACCATGTCTTCATACTGTTCTTTGGTGATTTCTTCGTAAGGCGCTTGCTCATATTTTCCGCCATCGTGCGGCAAGAAAGAAACTCCGTTTACGATATCCCAGTTTTTATAGACCCAGTTTCCAACCTCAAACCATTCGCTGTCTTTTACGTATATTGTCGTACTAGCGTTGTGTTCACACCAATATTGCTGAAGCATCTTATAGTGTTCAAGTTGCTCAATTGCACTCATATCATTTCTTGTAATGCAATTATCTGGAGCCTTTACTGGAAAGCCAACAACCCAAGTAGACACTAAGTCTTCACTCCATTGCTTATTGCTATCAAAGATAGGACATGCTTGCATATAGTTTGCATCGCCTTTCTTTTTTAATTCAGCAGCTTTATCCCAGTCAGATTTTCTAGAACCATTTTCTGGAGTAAACTTAATGCCTTGGTCTCTCATCATTCTAAAAAGAGGATCTGTAGAGGCAATTCTATATCTTCTTATGTAATACTGAGAATAACGTGGATGTACTCCTGAAGCAGAATCTACCAATTGAGATACAGTTCCACTAGGTTTAACGCAAGTGATTGCTGCTGGCATATTGATTCCCATTATCTGAGAAGCCTTTTTAGCAACCTTTAATGATTTAGCTTTTAGTGCCTTTAAGACTTCAGGGTTCATTAAGGCTACGTTGTCCATCTGACCTGTCATAGAAACGCCTAATAATCTTTCTTCTTCGCAGTTTTCTTTCCATTCTTTTGAAAGATAAGGGAAATAAGTAAATGTACTTTGAATCACTCCGATCCAAACTGCTGTTTCTACTTTCTCTAAAAGAGTATCTACATCATCTGCAGCTCTAACAACAACCTCAGAGAGGTTGCAAAACTCTTTACTTCTTAATAAGATTTCAGCGCAAGGATTTGTTCCCATGATGAGATCTGATTTACGACGTGCGGGCGAACGCTCTCGTGCTCCCGCTAAGTTGAATATGCCTCGCTCACCTGTACCAGATGCCGCTAATGCTGACCATTCTTTTAAGAAATCTACAGCAGATGGTTTAGATAAATAAACAGCAGAATTGTTAGCCATAGCTCTTCTTAAAGGATATGGCCATTCTTTAGCATGCCTCATAGCTTCATCATTTAAGTCTGATAAACTTATCTCGCTTGAACGACGAACGCCACCGACCACAACTATTTCCGCTATCTGGTTGCATATATCGTGGCACTCTAATGTTGTAAGTTGACGCCCTTGGGCACCTTGAAATACGGTGCGCAAGAAGTTATGTAGGTTAATCAATGGAGCTGGCCCTGAGCTTCTACCGCCCATTGTCTTTAAACGTGCTCCTTTGGCACGTAGGAGCGAATAGTCCATATCTAGGTCTTTACCTGAATATAGAGCCTTTACTAGCTCTCTTACAGATGTGGCCCAACCTTCTTTACTATCTGGAACTATATAAGTACCAGCGCCTTCTCCAAGCATAGGACTAACTACTGGTAAGTTATCAACCCAGTGCTTCTCTACACTGAAGCCATATCCTGTTCCACACATCAATATATATAGACATTCTGCGAAAGAATCTATAGAATCTACAACTTGAAAGCTGCAGTTATATAAACAAGTATTATCTGCTTTCGCTGCTGGACCTGCTGCCCAAACTGCGCGCATAGATGGCATGACATCAAATGCTAACATGCTCTCTCTTATCTTTCTGATTACTTTCTTTGGTATGAGATCTCCCCTCTCTTCAACGATGAAGTTTACAAAGCGTTCTACTGTTTCTGGCCACGTTTCTCTTCTTCCTTGGTCATCAAGCCATCTTGAGTAGGTACGAGTGTAAACAAACTCTGCTGCCTCATTTCTGAACATGCGTATCCTTTACCTGATTAGGTTTTTGCTAAATTGTTTTGTGCTGAACAATTATTATACGTAAAACTGTTTTTGCACTGCACATTGGGTATAAATAATTTTATCAAACATAAACGTTAAAAGGAAAAATAATGCTAAAAGTTTCTTACGTAGACCACATGGGCAACGATCTAACGATCGTAAATGCAGCGCGCGTTTCATTCAACAAAACGTCAGATGAATTCTCTGATAAAGATAAGAAATTAGTAAATTATTTAGCGCAACACGAACATATGTCGCCGTTTGAACATTGTACTCTTACTGTTGTTATAGAATGTCCTCTATATATTAGATCACAAATTCATCGTCATCGTACGTTTGCGTATAATGAGGTCTCTCGTCGCTATACTTCTGAAAATCTTGAATTCTATGTGCCATCCTTAGATGATATCAGAAAACAGAGTAAATCAAATCGTCAAGCGAGCGATGGTCAGCTAGATGAAAAAGAATCACAAGAGATAATAAACTTGCTGGAACAACATCATATTAACTGTCTTAACCTGTATAATCAGCTGCTTGAATCTGGTGTTTGTCGAGAGCAAGCGCGTGGAGTATTGCCTCAAAACTTAATGACAAAGTTTTATATGACAGGTAATCTTAGAAACTTCCACCACTTCATTAGATTAAGAACTCACGATGGTGCTCAAAAAGAAGCAAGAGATTTAGCCAATCAATTAAAAGAAGTGTTGCAACAAAAATTTCCAAACGCGATGGATGCTTTAACTTTAGCAGATCAAACGTAGGTAAAATTCTACGAAGACAGGAGAAATTATGGCAATAGTTCTTGATAGCGACTCTCATAAAACTGATGAAATTTGGGTTATAAAATTCGACGAGGCTAGTGCTCAGAAATTCCGCGAACGCGTTATGTCTAAAGCAAAACAATCGGACAAAGATCCTATAGTTATCTACATAGATAGCTATGGTGGAGAGGTTGATGCTCTTGCTAAGATGATAGAGACCTTAGATGAAGTTAGAAACCCTATAATCACTGTTTGTATGGGTAAAGCTATGAGCTGCGGAGCCGTATTGCTTTCTCACGGTGATATCCGTTTCATAGGAAGACACAGTAGGACTATGGTACATGAAGTATCTTCTTGGACCGCAGGAAATGTTCATGATATAAAAGCAGATTCTGAAGAAACAACTAGACTGAACGAGTACTTCATGGGCTTACTAGCCAGAAACTGCAACATCAAAGAGGGATATGCTGGTCTTAGAAAGATAATGAAAGGTAAAGATGGGCGCGATCTATACTTAGATGCTAAAGAAACTGTAAAGTTTGGTTTAGCTGATCAAGTTGGCGTTCCTAAACTTATCGACATCATGTTCCACGAAGCTGTTGTCGTCCCTGAAAAAAAGAGAAAACCTCTAAAACCCGCTACAAAGACTGTAATCAAAACTACAAAAAAGAAAAAACCATAACAGATTCGACATATAGAAAACAGGAGAGATTGTGTCAGAAAACCGTATGAACACTTTTGGATTAGAAGAAGTTAAAAAAATAGAGAAATTTTTAGACTTCTTTAAGTTTGAAAAAACTGAAGCTTTCATTAAAGCTTTAGAAGACTTTACGAGCAATCCTGACAGCGAGATGTTCAGAAAAAACATTGCATATCAATGCTCTGTAGCTATGATGAGCACTCGTGGTAAAAACGAGCTTGTCGATCTTGCTTTTAAAGATCTTTTTCCCGGCTGCGAAAAGATGAGATTCGAGCTTGAGTTCGATAAAGATCTAGAGGATATTATCGGAGTAGACCCTAACTCTGACCAGGCTTGAGGTTACGTATCTTGCTTGCCTGAGTCATAACAGACTTAGGTATGTCCCCTCTTTCAACGATGTGATCTAACATTTTTCCGCGAATTCTAGTGCCTGCATAAGTACTAAAGTTTGCGCCAACCTCAGGTTTATAACGATGCAAAGCTTCCATAAGACCTTGAAAGCCAGCCATGTGTAAATCACCTTCATCTATCCCTTCAGGGATCTTACCTTCATTCTTTAATTTGGTGGCATGTAGGTTAATAGTAGGTGCATGTTCAATAAGAAACTGATTTATTTTTTGCTGATTTTCTGGCAGATCCAGTGGACTTTTCTTATTGTTCATAATTTGCTCCTTTCTTTATATTATCACACTTCCATAGTGGTTGTAAATTTGTATAATGGCAAGCTTTTTGTAACTGCAAGGAATCAGTTAAATCGAAGTGATTCAAGGGAACAATATGATCTATATGCCATTGGCCATGATTTTGCCATGTCATACCCGGTTCAAATAAGGCCTCTATATGTTTTTTAAGAAATTCCACAGAGCAACCAAGACTTTTTATTGCAGACCCACTTTTGTAATTTCTTTTAATGGCACAGTTGAGTCTATTTCTAATGATGTGTCTAAGCTTAAAAACTGGATCGTTATTGTATCTAAACTTTTTTCTAGCAATCTGTTTATGTTTATGCTTCAAGTAGTTTTTGCTATTATATTCTTTTCTCTTATGGGGATTCTTATTGTCCCATTCAAATCTTTTGCTGTACATATAATCTCTATGCTCTCGCGCCCACAATTTGCTGTTACATGGCCTACATCTGCCTGTTTTATTTTTACTACCTAAAGGAGAGTGACATAATGAACATTGCTTATCCATAAGAAAATCATATCATATTATTAGCTTAATGATAAGATAAAGGGAGAGGTACTTTTGAGTAAAAGACTTAAACGTAGAGTTAGAGAACTATGTGGGCTCGATTCGTTATCGAAAGAGGATCGTCTCTTACGCGCTAAAGAAATCTTAGAAAATACCAAAATAAAGCAGAAGTTATGCAACCAGATGCCTGGCCTTACTTTTAAGGATATAGAGCGTACTATGGTTGCGGTTCTTGAAGAGCGCTACCCTACTGAAAAAGAACTAGAAGAATTAGAACTTAGAGAGTTGGCTCCTGAGAAGTTTGAGCCACCTATTCCAGCTATTGATCGTCCTCCTAAAACAGATGGCTATTTTAGACCTTTAACTCGCGAAGAAACTGCAGCGCTTTTAGCAGCAAGCAATAAGCCAGTTAAAGATGAACCATTGCCAGCTTACACTAACTATCACACTTACTCTCAAGAAGAAGTAAGATTTTTATTGCAAGATTATAAGAAAAAATCAGATAAAACATAGTTTTATACCCGTTGAAAGCGCGTTAACAGGTAAAATAGTAGTAACTATTTAACATGGAGAAATGCGTGGCTAAGAAGCTTAAATCGTTCTTTGAAAAATGTAAGAAGGTAGTAACGAGTACCTTCAATTTCGCGTTAAATCTTTTATTGATTTGCGCAGTAGCAGGTACTTTAGGGGTTGTTAGTTTAAACGCTCCAAAAATTCACAACAAGTGGCTTAGGTCAAATGTTGGTGAAAGAGTATATCGCATAATGATGCTGGATGAACAAGGTTATCTTCTTGGCGGAGGTACGGGTTTTCAGGTTATTGGGCGAAGCGGTGTCAGCTATATCATGACAAACGCACACGTGTGCGAACCTTTTCAAAAAGAGGGTTACATCAACGTAGAGATGAAGAACGGTAGAGTTGTTCCTAGAAAGATATTAGAGATATCAAAAGTAACTGATCTATGTCTAGCTGAAGGTCTTCCTGGTGTTCAAGGTCTAGCTGTTACAAATCAAGCAAGCACTGGCGATCATCTTTATATAATTGGTCATCCACTATTACAGCCACTAAGTATTACTCAAGGCGAGATAATCGCTAAATCTCTTGTAGAGTTTCCTTACGCACAAATAATCCCTGACGATGTTCCAGAAGAAGAAAGAGAAGACTGGATGATGACTGAAGGGCAATGTAAAGCTCAACCTAAATTTAAAGTAGCATCTATGACTTTCTTTGGCCAAACAGTTAAAGTTTGTATGTTGAGCTTAATGGCATACGAATCTACGATCACATCTTTTCCAGGAAACAGCGGTAGTCCAGTTGTTGACTCATGGGGCAACGTTGTTGGTGTTCTTTATGCTGGTAACGGTATGACTACTTGGGGACTTATCCTTACTAACGAAGACGTTCAAAATTTCTTATCTGCGTACTAACTAATATCCCGTACCGAATCGTAAAATAGATTGTACGGGAGTATTTGAATGTACATAGACGAATTTGGTGTTCTCCAAGCCGTATCTAAAGTTTCTGGCAAAAACGACAAACGAAAGCTTTTAAAGCAAAACAGTGCAAACCGGCGTTTAGCAGATTTGTTAAACGCGTGCTTTAATTACAAGCGCAAATACTTTATAAAGAAATGGGATACGAATTTACCCACAGTGGTCCCTAGTAAAGCGAAAGACCTACATCAAGACTTCATGAATCTCCTAAATGACCTAGAATCACAGGTTTATAGAGGGGATGTTGCTAAGACAATGGTTGAATCTTTTCTGTCTAATTGCAGCGTTCAACAGCAGGAATGGTATTCCAAAGTACTGTTGCGTGATCTAAAAGCTGGATTTGGTGTGGATAGCGCGATCGACTGTGGTTTCAATATTCCTCTGTTTGAGGTTCAGCTCGCTAAAGACGGCTATGAGTGCAAAAGATTGCCAGCCTTATTGAAGGAAGGCTTATCAGTATCTAGAAAGCTAGATGGCTATCGTTGTCTAGCAATAGTGGATAGCAGCGATGAAAGTGTTACCTTATATACAAGAAACGGCGAAGAGTTTCTAAACTTTCCAAGTATTCAACAGTCATTAGCCAAACTTTGCATCAACAAGAAGCATAATGCTAAATATGTGTTCGACGGTGAGATAATGTCTGATGACTTCAATAAAACACAAAAATCAGCTTTCGCATCTAAGCGCGGTACCACTGTTGGCGATGTCAAATATCATATATTTGACATGATTCCATACAATGAGTGGGCTAATGATAAGTTTACAACTCCCGCGTTTGAGCGTTATCAAACTTTAGATTTATGGTTTGGCGTTGCTCAAGCACAAATGCAAGCCCACGACATAACCAACCTGGTTCAAGTAGAACGAACTATGGTACACAACATGCAAGATATTCTTAGGTTGGAGCAGCAATACATAGCTGAAGGCTATGAGGGTGCAATGGCTAATCCTAACTTGCCTTATTATAAAGGTAAAAAATCTAACGCTATGCTTAAGTTTAAAACATTCGTAAGCATGGATTGTGAAGTCGTAGACACTTTTCCTGGTAAGCCAGGAACTAAGTATGAGAACATGCTTGGTGGCTTTATCGTACGCCAAGAGAACGACGTGCTGTGTGATGTAGGTAGTGGCTATGATGATGCAGAGCGACAAGAACTATGGGATAAACAAAAAGAGCTTATCGGTCGCGTTATGGAAGTAAAATATCAAAATCTCAGCGACGAAGACAAGCGCATGCGATTCCCAATTTTTGTACGTTGGAGAGATTTAGGCGCTGGACGCGGCAAAATATAAGTAATCACTTATATTTATCAGGAGTATATGTGTGAGAAACCTTGTCGGACAAAAATTTTATCTTTTAACAGTGAAAGAATATGTTGGTTTAACTGGCGGTGGACAAAAGAAAAAATATGGGATTCATAAAGGTTTTCATACTTGGAAATGTCAATGTGAATGCGGTAAAGAGACTTTAGTTAGAGAGCTAAAATTATTAGCTGGAACAACTAAATCATGCGGATGTTATAAGAAAACAGTTAAACCAAAATGGACTCTTTCAGAGGGTGAAGCTGCCAAAAATTTACTATTTAATTCTTATATTAAATCTGCGGTGGTGCGTAAGCTATCTTTTTCTTTATCAAAGGAAACTTTCATAAATTTAACGTCTAAAACATGTCATTATTGTAATAGTGCGCCAAGTAAAAGTGTAAAACGTCTTCATTCAGGTCGCAACGATAAAAATAATCGTTCTATGAACGGTGACTATATTTATAATGGATTAGATAGAATAGACAACGATAAAGGCTATACGGACCAAAATGTAGTTACTTGTTGTTGGAAATGTAATGAACTTAAGAAAAACAGTTCTTATGAAGATTTTTTAGCACATGTTTTTAAAATTGCTGACAACTTAAGGAATAAGAAATGAAACAAAAAGAAACAGACTGCTTTTCTAGATTTGAAGCCCTACATGGCTCTCTCGATGAATTTGTTGATTTCTTAATCGAAGAAAACCTAATGTCTCAAGACAACATTGGAGACTTTAGAAGAGCTTCTAATAGACCTAAGTTCTTACATTCGCTTTTACTCAAACACAAACAAGAAGATAAAATCATGTTGTTAGACTTCGAATGGGTGTTACTTCCAATCGAACGCATAAAAATAACTATAGTAACAGAAAGAACGAGTAAATCCTTCACTTATAACCATGTGTAGCCATTTTTTAAAATAATTTCGTATAATATCCTTAAATATCCTGTTGTACAAACACCCATTTGATGAGGAGAAAAGTTTTATGAGTACAAGTCAAAAAGACGCAGTTGTAGCCGCAGTAGCTAAAATACTAGGCAAATCGTTCGTTCCCGGCGCAACCAATGTAAAAGATTCGTTAACTGAAGATCAGTTAACAGAGTTACGAGAAAGTATATTTAAAGGTATCAAGTCAGGCGACATCACCTTTAATAAAGAGATGACCGATGATAAAGCGTTAAGACGCTACGTTAACGGCATGATCGACAACCATTTACGCAAAGCAAAAGAGTTAAATGGTGGTCAGAAGTATTCCACTAAATCCACAGGCGGTTCACGCGATTCACAGATTGCTGTGCTTAAGAAGCTAGCAAAAAACTATGAAGCAGGTACCCCAGAGCACAGTAAAGTTGTTTCTGCGATCAACATGAGAGAATCTACGTTGGCAGCAGAAAGACAACGAGCAGCAAGCGAGAAGAAAAAGGCATCTGCGCTTAAAAACGTAGATACAAGTATTCTTCCTCCTGAGCTGTCACAGATATTGAACGACGAATAGTTTGTCTTACCTGACCGTAAGACCGAGCCGGTACTGAGTCTTCCACTCCCCTCTAGGTACCGGCTCATTTTATTTCTAAAGGTATTAAGTTGATGAAAAAGATCTTGTTGGTAAATAAAGAAACCGCATTAGGCCATAATGATGAGCTGCTTGGGTTTGCTGAAGAAAATGTAGTTATATTTGAAAAATATAACGTGCAAAACCCTTGCCAACTGATTATATCTAAAGAAGATAATAAAAGTGATTTTAATATGTGTGTAACCTTATGCCTTGAGCAAGACGGTATATATGTCATCTTTGATGAAAAAGAATTGCTCAACTTAGATCTAAATGTAATCAATTTTGGTTTTTCGGGTAAAGTAATAGATTGCATCACTGAAAACAGCAAAAGATACATATCAAGGTATTCAATAGATTTAATTGCTATATCACTATGCTCTTACGAGCAATCTATAGCTAAAGCTTTACTAGACCAAGAAATAGAAAGTATAATTTTCGATGAAAATTCTAAAAACTAGTGACACGCACTATGGACATTCTAATAATACACATAAGATTCATCAGAAATTTCTTGACAACATAAAGAAAGAAATTACGTTTAATGATGTAAGGCTTATAATTCATGCGGGAGACTGGTCGAGCTCTCATCAAGATCAATTTGAAAGAACATTGAATATGTGGAGAACTACTCTAGGAGATATACCTATAGTAACTTCACGCGGCAACCACGAGCTATGGGATCAACGTAAGAAAAAGTATGATCGCCTCACTGGCGAAATGTCATACAGAAGACAACTTCCATGGGAAGTTATGGATGAGCTTCACAAGGAATGGTTTAAAGAGTACAATATTCACCACTTAGAGTCTCAAGGCGTCTTTGAGATAGATGACATTGGTGTTTTTGGCTTTGATGGCTGGTATTATCGTTTTGACGCACCAACTAACGATGGCGGCATGATAGTTCCATATGTTGGTGGCGATACTTCTTTAATCTATCACTCTCATAGAGCTTACAAAGCTCTAGATAAGATTCTTGCTGAGGATATGGACAAGTATAGAAAAACTATATGTGTAACTCATTTTCCTCCGTTCTGCAAAGAGCCACAATGGCAAGCATATAATGCTAATCCTTCCTTCTTGGAACCCATAAAAGAAAAGTTTGACGTGCTTTGCGTTGGACATTCTCACCGGTACAGAAACGATATAGAAGACGGAACGCATATAATAAACGCAGGTAGTGGTTATGATAGACCACAATATGTAGTTTTTGAGGTTTAAGTGCTTTATATAGGTCAAACTAAAAAAATGGGTAGAGGTGTTTTTACTTCTACTAAGATTAAAATGGGCAGTCTCATAGAGACAGCTCACGTTATTCCGTTTATAGAAACCGACCTATTTGTGAAGTGTAAAGGTTTGCAAAACTATGTATACGAATGGCTTCCAGGTTTCTGCGCTATAGCTACAGGATTTGGTTCACTTTATAACCATTCTCGTAGGCTAAACGTTTATTGGTCCGTTGATTTTGAGCGAAATGTAATTAGATATTGGGCGCGTAGAGATATAAAACCAAATGAACAACTTTTTATTGACTATGGATATGAACCGGTAAAACCTAAAAAGAGGAGAAAAAATGGCAAAAAGTAAAACATCATCAATTGACTCGTTGAAGAAAGACTTCGACAAGGTGCTTCTAAAGCACGACGTAGAAAACCGTCGCACAGTGGCTGTACTTGTCAAAGGCAATAACATCCACGTTGGTGTGGCAAAGATTCATCAAGACGATACTTTAAATCGTCCTAAAGGTCGCCTTATCTCTTTAGGTCGTGCTATTCATGCTAACTTAGTTTACAAAGGCGAACGTGAACTACGTGATACAGAGCAGAAACGTGACATGCCTTTAGCTTTCACTGTTGAAACAGACAGTAAAGAAAACACTGAGAAGGCAATCACTGATCTTTTTAACGGCAACTTCTTTTTATAAGGTTGAATATGAAACGAGCAATCTACCCCGGTAGCTTTAACCCATGGCATGAAGGCCACGAAGATATTTTAAGTAAAGCACTTAAAGTATTTGATCAGGTCATTATAGCTGTTGGTGTTAATCCTGACAAGGGGCAGATTGCCGATGAAGCTATTAAAAGCATACCGAGCTACTTTGAAGATGATCCTCGAGTAGCAGTTATCAAGTTCGATGGTCTACTTGTAGACTTTGTAGCCAAGATGAACGGTAACGCAGTCATTCGCGGTCTTAGAAATGGGAATGACTTTGAATTTGAAAAAACTCAGCAGTATTGGAACGAAGACTTAAAGTTGGGGGTACCAATTGTCTATTTTATCTCGGATCGCAAGTTGGTTCATATCTCAAGCTCTGGAATCAGAGCAGTTGCAAGGGCTAAAGCAAATAAAAGAGATACATAAACTTTCTCTCGGACCAAATGATCTTTTAATTGTTAATCTTGGTAAGAATGTAACTCAAGATTTAATACAAAGAGCCAGAGAAAACCTACGAGGCCACTTAAAAACTAATCATGTAATAGTTGTCAGTGATTTTGATAATCTTTCTTTCATTAAGCTACACATAGAAGAACACCTTGCAGACGAAATTATTCTTAAAGCCGCTATAGACAAAAAAGACAACCCTGACAGAATCGATATGTAGACACACGGGGGTGTTATGGGAAGTTTATCAGCTATTATATTTGCTTTTTGTGCATCAGTTGTTCCAAATAAAAAAGAAGAAATGATGCTTAATTGCTTTGATCAGATGGTTAATTGCACTATGAAAGTAGGGCAAAAGACTACTGATAAGGTAGTTGAACAGTGCAAAGCGCAAACAAAGAAGAAAGATTTAACTAAACATTGGGACGATCAATGATTGCTTTTATAATTGTTCTTTTATGTTTTTTGGGGTTATTGTATGTCAGTAGGAAATTCACCTCTTGAACTTGCATGGGTTTGGGAAGAATTAAATAAAAAATACGAAGTTGCTCACTCTGGTCCTTCACATAGAGAAGTTATATGCGTCAAAACGCAACGAGCTGTTTTTAGGGGTTCACTAGAAGACACACTTATGTGGTACAGAAAAAAGGGTCAAGAGCTTGTTGATGAGCTCGAAGATATTCTATTAAAAGAGGAAACATGAGTAGACCTGTAAAACAAGTCATCGTTATGAGAAAAGACCTTAACATGCGTAAGGGTAAGATGGTTGCCCAAGGCTCTCATGCTTCTATGGCAGCTATACTTAACGAGATGTCTTATGGTGAAGATGAGTACGGCATGGCAAAAAGAGACATGACTCCTGCTCTTAAACAATGGTTGAGTGGTTCATTTACTAAAATTTGTTTATCTGTGGACTCTGAACAAGAGCTTTTAGATATAGTTCAAAAAGCTGAAAGTGCAAGACTTTACTGCGCTCTAATCACTGATGCAGGTAAGACAGAGTTCAACGGTGTTCCAACCATTACATGCTGTGCTATTGGTCCAGCGTATGAAGATGAGATAGATGTTATAACAGGACACTTGAAGCTTTTATGAGTTTACGTTTGACTTCTGTAGAGTATGCAGCTGAGTGGGATAGAGCAGTTAAAGCTGCTGGATTATTAAGACGTGAGCACGACTCATTCACTGAATATCCTATTATTGCTAAACATGCCAGCCTTAGACTGCTAAAATATGTAGTTGAATACGATGGCGTTATTTGGACTGAAGGGTGGTTTGTAGCTTGTCAAGAAGAGCTTGCAGAAAGGATACTTCTAGGTGTCATCTATTAAAGAAGCTATACCATTCGTTCCGGGTCCAAAAGAAGACTGCAGGTATTGTGCAGGCACTGGTACTGCTGGAGCGATGGAATGCTGTAACTGGCGTGAAGAAAAAGGTGAATGCTGCAATAATTACATTGAGGTCAACTTCTCTTGTAACTGCAGCGATCTAAGAAGAATTGAATATGACTTCATGATAAAAGATACAGAGAAAGAGTTAGAGGAAATCATTCTTGGAAACGAAGATGACAGATAAACAGCTTGAAGAGTATAAGCAAGATATTCAAATGGAATTAGACTGCTTGCTATCTAAACACAATAAGGAATCTCGTGATATTTATGTGTGGCAAAATATAGTTCCTAAAATGGACGATAAATTGATAGATGAAATATTAAAGTTGCACAAAATTGATCCTAGTTATTGGCGGCATCTGTTTATTTCTTTAGTAGAAAAAGAAGCCGAAGATAGATCTGAGAGGATTGTGCTTGGCAAAATATGAATACTATGTAGACGTAATGAACGCGTTAATAAGCTGCCTATCATGTCAAAATCCAGAGCAGTGCTTTTATCAAGAGGGTTCATGGCAACACAGCAAAAAACATATTCCCCTAGAAATCATAGAGCTTATTGCTGAAGACCCATGTTTGCCATACAGTTCTAAAGATTCCAGTTTTTGGGCGCATTTTGATGAACATATGGTCGAGACTTGTAAAAACGAGATAGCAGAAAGAATTATACTAGGTATTAAGTAATGACACCGAATGACATATTTGATGAACTAGATAAAATTGGTTTGCGTTGTTTTGCAGACAAAGAGATGATATCTCAAGTTTCAAATGATTTACTGGAAGAAATTATGGACTTAGAGAGTTGTTTTAGTCCATGGTTCGTTGAACTCTGTAAACAGGAGTTTGAGCGAAGGCTAGAAAGGACTATCCTTGGAGATTAGTCAAGAATCATGGCTCGCCGTATATGAGGCAGCAAAAGGCAAAACACACGGTTTCTTTCCTGATCGCTATAAAGATGTGGTTATGCATATGGACGATGCACACCTAGAGTGGTCACTTGAAGACTATAATATAAACCCAGATAAATGGCATATCTATTTCATTAGGGCAGTAGAAAAAGAACTAGAGAACAGAGCTGAAAAAATAATACTAAATATAACAAAAAATTCACTTTAAACCATTTTTTATGGTATTATAATCTTATGAAAACGCATGTAGTATTAAATTCTATCAATTCTTTAAGACGATTCTTGTCTTATGCGTTATCGTATAGTCGCTTCAATTGCGAATTACGACTGTCTTTTTCGGTTTAACGTAAAACCGAATCTATATTTAATGTAAAGATAAACAACTAGTTGTGGGATAGCAATCAGGGTGACTGCACTTGACTGTTAATCAAGACTAGGCTGGTTCGATCCCAGCTCCCACAGCCATGCAACTTTTGTAGATAGGGTTATTACACCGGTTTGAAGCACCGAGGAACTCAGTTCGACTCTGAGAGGTTGCACCATTTTTAAATTGTTAATAAGGAGAATTAAGTTAATCTAATAAGTTGGATAGCGAAGCTACTGCTGAGTAAATCAGAGGAACTTCGGGACTCCACAAGCAGCATAGCAGGTAATTACTGTCCACCGTAAGGTGAGCGACGGCTACAGAGACGAGTCATCAACATGGTACCGGTTCATATCTAGTATGAAAGTTTGCGAAAGCTTACACTTTGAACGGTTCCAAACTGGGCGTTATGTTGATGAGTGAAACGAGCGACAGCGTATGCGGAGCAACCTCAAATAGGAGCACAATGACTAGCTTGAGTCGTGTTCGGGTTGAGGGCTTGAGAATAAACGCGAGTTTATTCCTAGACGGATAGTAGCATAAACAGAATCCCGGGTAACGCTATCCAACTTATGAGATTTTTAGATATAAAAATAGATGCTCTCGTCGCCTAATGTATATGGCACTTCGCTACGAACGAAGAATAATGTTGGTTAAATTCCAGCCGAGAGTACCAATGGAAGGTGAATTAGACGAGCGAAGCTAACCCTATCTTGAAAATAGGTGGCACGTCATAAGAAAGCGTGTTGGGGGCAGAACCTACGCCTTCCTCCATTTAGTATAACCTAATTGAGGTGTAAATGGATAAGAAAACATATATGGCTTCTGTTTCAGAAGCGAAAATAATAGCCGATTTTGCTGTAAAAGGCTATGATGTATTTACTCAAACTAATGGAAAATCGCCATTTGATTTAGTGGTATATAAAAATAACAAAATTTTGAGAGTTCAAGTAAAGAGCTGTCAAAAAGTTTCTAAGAGAGGAAAATATAAAGTTCAACTGAAAAAAGTTAGACATAATAAGACGCAAAACAAGATAACTAAATTTGACCCTAATTCTTGTGATGTGTTGGCTATATACTTATTTGGAGCGGATAAAATTTGTTATTTAGATCCACATAAACTCTCTAGTTTAAATGAGATATCAGTTGACCCAAATGATGATTTTAATTTTATAAATTAAGTAGATTGTTCTCGTTAGGTGTCTGTAAAACATCGGTCATTAAACAAACGAGCGGGCGACGAATGGTTCAACTCCTTCAATCTACACCATACTCCTGTAGCCCAACGGCAGAGGCAGTCGGCTTAAAATCGACAAAGTGATGGGTTCGAATCCCTCCAGGAGTACCAACTTTTTATAGGAGAGCTATGGTTAAACTTTTATATACATTTGTAACTCCCGATGGCGTTACATTGGATTTTTACGATAATGGTTGCTATGAATCGTATCGCGTAAAAGATCATCTAATTACTAAGCGTTATTTAGTAGGAAATGACGCCAAGTGGAAAATAAAAGATGGTGAGATGTGGTTTAAGATTTATGATGGAGAGTTTAAAACTGTAGCAAAAGATTCAGTTCATTACCATAATTACGCACAAGTTGCGGATGCTATAGCTACTGTAATGTTAGAGAAAGCGATTTGGGGAGATGAATAAAAAGGTTTTAGTTAAACATGATAGGATAGCTTTTGATGGAAGAGTTATTAGAAAGATTTTTTATGACGACAACACCTATGAAGTGCTTTTCCCAGATCTTGGCCATGATGGTTTGCCAGTTACAGTGTTTGCTGAGTGGAGATTTTATGGCGAGCATAATTGGGAGTGGAAACACGTAGGTGAAGAATGGGCCTCTGTGATAATGGAGAAGAAGGGTTTTGATTTTTTAACGGTTATAAAAAGACAAAAAAAAGAGAGAGAAGAATTAGCCGACAATGAGATAATTGCAGATCTACTTAAAACAGCCATACTAGAAAAGGCGATTTGGGAAAATGATTGAGTTTTACGGTTGGACATTTGACTTTAAAAAAATGAGAGCCATTGACCACAATGGGCAAAGATTTATGTTAATGAAACTCAATAATGAATTTTATGTACAACATGAGTCAGCAAAAGAAAAAGCAGCCCTTGGCATGTATAAGCCAAGTTGGAATTGGCCCAGTTTCAGAATAAAAGAAGACCCTGAAACCGGATTGAATTTAGATGGCTGGAATAAACAAAAGAATAAAGAACTCACTCAAGTATACATGACTTGGTGCGTTGAAGAAGCAATATTTGGTCCCGCCGAAGGACGGTAGCGGAACTTCTAATTCTGCGGATGGGGTTCGAATCCCTACGGGACTACCAAGTTAGGAATTTTATGTGGAAATTGATACAAAATGCAGAACAGTGGGAAAATCATAAAAGAGATATCAGTAATGCTTATCAAACTGCTGTGCCGCACAGCCACGACATAATCAGCGATTATCCTTTTATGGTTAAATCTACGTATGAAGATGGCAGTAGTCGTTACAGGCCATACTTCAGTCATGACTTTTTGTTCTTAGATGACGTCTTGCCGCTTATAAAAGTTGAGCATGATAGACTTCTAAACGAAAAGATTGATTCCACTATTTTAATTGGAGAGTAAACTAACAAGGCGTTAGGGTTGCCTGCTAAGCATACCGAGCCCGATAAGGGCCTGCAGTTCGAGTCTGCTGCCCTCCTCCATTTTCTTTTCTATACTCTAACAAAGCATTAACCATAACTTTCCATTCTTCGTATGAGTAATGTTCACCCTTCCCTAAATTGCAATCAGTACAACAGGGAACAGAATTATCTAAAGTATAACCTATAGAATTATTTTTCCTATCTATACCTGATCCAATATGTTTTTCAAGCGAAGAGTTGCAATAATGACATGTTTGCTTTATTAAAACAGAATATTCACTTAAAGATAATGTAAAGCATAAATTTCGCTGCTTTGCTATGCTCTTTAGATTCTTGTAACGTACATCTGCATCATGTTTTCGTTTTTGATACCAATTCTTTTTCTTTGACTTAATGCAGGCTATACAGTGCGATTCTTTGTCGCTTTTATACCTAGAGTCTTTTCTAACATAAAAGTCAGATAAACTTTTTTCAATATTGCATTTTGTGCATTTTTTCATACTCATTGATACATTATACCTATTTACTATACTGATTCGATATAGTAATATAACAAT